TGGTCAAGTTTTAATAATGTCTTCACATGAATTACCTGCTGAATGGGATATTACTGATGAACTCGATGAAAATCATACTCAAAAAGAAATAGAAGAAGGTTTTTTAAATTTGTATAAACATTTTATGCTAAGTGTTTATCCACAAGATTCACCATTTATTAGTGGTGCAGAGAATCATAATTTTAGTAACGAGAAAAAACAGTTTTACTTTAGACCTGACCAAGTAGATATAACCAATGCTAAAAAACCCGACGATTTCAGAAAGTTTTTAATGTCGTCATACGATTTTATTGTCAATTCCTCAGAAAAGGATGAATCTATAGTAATGCTAGAAGATGAGTTTAATGTTATCAAAATTGAAACTAAACCTGAACAAATCAAGGCTATTGATCAAGTGATACAGGTTTTTGAAGAAAAAGAGGAATATGAAAAATGTAGTAAACTTTCAAATGTTAGAGGAAAAATCCAAGAATCTATAAAATGAAAAATGAATTTTTAATAGAAGCTGAAAAGTTACTAGCAACAGAAGAAAGAAATTATGAAATTGAGAAAGGTTGGAGAGGTATGGATGAGCATTACACAATACATGGCAAGATAAACGGCATGAAAAAATTATTGACTTATACAAAAAGGTTAACATTGAGATAACATGATATGCTTCAGTTGTCAATTAAATTGATTATATTTATACTGTAATCAATAATTAACAAATGAATAAATACGAAAAATTTAAAGAGACCTATATAAAAGCCAAAGAGGCTTATTATAATGGGCAACCTATCATGTCGGATTTTGAATTCGATACCCTTGAATCTCAATTAAAAATTGAGGCTGATGTTTTAGGAATAAATTTTAAAAGTATTGTTGGATTCAGTGATGATAATCGCAACAAGAAATTTACCCATCCTTCAAGAATGGGTAGCTTGGATAAAATCCAATCAAATGCTGACAGGACTGCTCCTCTTTCATCCTTTATTGATTGGTCATTTAAATACCCCTCACTAATTTATTACGCCACTCCAAAATTTGATGGTAACGCAGTCAATATAATTTATCGAAACGGTAAGCTTGATTCTATACTTTCAAGAGGTAATGGAGACGCAGGAAGAGATTACTCTGATAAACTAGATCTGATAATTCCGGATAATATTAATGCCACCGCCAAAATTACAGAAATTCGCGGTGAGGTTGTAATTTCTACTGAAGTTTTTAACAGAAAATATTCTGAATATAAAAACGAAAGAAACTTTGTTGCAGGGATTCTTAATCGAGATGAAGATGTTTCAGAAATTATCAAGGATTTTTCTTTTTTGCCTATTGAAGTAAGGGTTCACCGAGACGATGAATATGGATCATATGAATTTCATGAAGTAAAAGAATTTTTAGGAACTCATGGAGGTTTCGAAATACCGCATGAATTGGAATTTAATACACCAGAATTCGAGTTCATATTTGAATCCATGTTATCATATCGAAAGTCTTGTTATTACCGACTAGACGGATTTGTAATAAAAACAAATATTGATAAGAGAAATGAATATGGAGAAACTTCACATCATCCCAATTGGGCAATAGCAATTAAATTTCCACCTGAAGAAGCTTTTACTGAAATTGTAGAAATACGATGGAATTTCGGTAAAACTGGGGAATTAACTCCAATCGCAATTATGAATCCTACTCCGCTTGACGGAACTACAGTTCGAAGAGCAACCATTCATAATATTGGATGGCTAAAAAGTAAAGGATGTGCTCCAGGCGCAAAAGTCATCATTGCGAAAAAGGGAGATATTATTCCACAAATAATCAAAGTGGTTGAACCATCAACACAAGATTACCAACATCCAGAACATTGTCCAAAATGTGATACAAAATTAGAAATCGAAAATAAAATTCGCTTACAATGCCCCAATATTAATTGTGAAGGAAAGGCTTATAAACATTTTCAAGATGGCTTTAATAAATTAGGGCTGTATGGAATTGGGCCAGCAATTGCAGAAAAATTATGGGATATAGGATTTACATCTCCTATTGATATTTTGGATAAAGAACAATTTAATAAAGCCAATCTTATCGAATCAGGCGAATTTAAATCCGGAAGATCTTTGGAGATACTTTTAAACGCTGTATCTGATATAAAATCTTTACCCCTAAGAAATATTATTGCTATGATGGGAGTCGAAAATCTAGGGAAATCAATGTCCAAACAAATCGCCAACGAAATCGCTGGAATAGAATATTCTTATCATGGCTTACAAAAAAATATCGTTGATCTTTTCAGACCTGGTTCAGAAAAACGTCAATTATTGGCTACCAATATTGAAATGTTGAAAGAGAATAATATCAAAATTGATTATCCTGTGGCTGAAAGTACTGATATTACTCGATACGAAATGACTGGATCTCCATCAAACTTTGGATATAAAACTAAAAAGGATTTTATAGCGTATGCAAAGGAAAACGGATATTCTCATTCTAAATTATCTGAAGCCAGTATTTTATTCACGGATAATTTAAATTCTTCTTCAAGTAAAATGAAAACAGCAGCTAAAAAGGGTGTTAAAATTATGTTATACTCACAAATTTAAAATAAAAATAATGAAAGACTTAACTATTACAATATCAGGTGACTGTGGTTCTGGGAAATCTCGAATGTCATATTTCCTAAAGGATTTTTTAGAAGATCGTGGATTTACAGTAGAACAATCACCTGATACAGATTTTCCAGATAAAACAGAATTCGAATCGGAAATGAGTCGCAATTTAGACAAAGTAATTTCAGGATTTACAGAAACAAGAAAAATCAAAATTAATCAAACACAAACAACACATCGATGAAAACACAAGACCGAATCAATAAAGATTTTATGATAGCCCTTAAAGGTGGTGAAAGAGACAAAAAGACGTTTTTAGGTCTTGTTAGAACAGAAATCATATTAAACGAGGGTCGTGGTATAGAAGCCACTGACGAAAATGTGATAAAGGTTCTCAAAAAATTAGCAAAAAGCATCAAAGAAAACATTGATAATGGTGATCAAGATGCAGAACAAGAACTTAAATGGCTTTCTCCATATTTACCGATATTAATGTCTGAAGGTGATATAGCAGGAGAATTAGATTTATTCTTGAGTACTTGCCCTGCTGAAGACATGACAATAGGTTCCATTATGAAATATTTCAATGCAAATTTTAAAGGTCAAGTCGACAATAAGATTCTATCTGCACTTATTCGAGAAACGATATGATTTGCGAATTAGAATTTTGGGACAAAGTAAATCTTTTCTTTGGGAGACACAGAACCCTTAGAAAAAAGATTAGACGCCAACTTACTGATATCATTAGACAATCTCCAAAATGGGAGGAATTTAAGAACCTTCGAACTAAGTATCAATCTGAATTTTCTTATTCGATGTATATGGGGAGTTAAGATGGATCAGAGTCTGATTGGAAGGATAACGTAGGCAAGATAAGAAGGTTGATATTCTCAAGGGGAAATTGATTGATTTTGTGGAAAAGAATCTAAAGTTCTGCATCTCTAGTGATCATGTACCATTATTAAGCTACTCTAAAGTATACAAAGATTTCTATTGGGATTTTGAAGATTGGGCTTTCCAAGAATCAGACGTTTACTGGAAAGCGAAAGAAACGTGTTGGGAGATCAAAGACGGTAAGGCAGATCAAAGACGGTAAGGCAGGTCAAATAGCTTTTAAAATGTAGAGAATGCATAAAAGACTCGAAGGTAATAATCGTTGAAATTTATGAAGACAAAGTCATCAAAATCCCTAAGGATTTTGAGGCTGTTTTGCAAAACAGATCTGAATCCTATATTTGGGAAAAAACAAAGCAACCCCTACTTATGTAGTTGTGAGCTTAAAGATGATATATTTCTGTATATGGAAAAGGTTGAAGATATTTCACATAACATCGAAGGTATAGTCAAAGACTGGTTACCAGGAAGATTTTAAAGATTTATTAAAAAAGCACCCAAAACTAGAATACGGTGTTCTTAATGGCGTACCTAAAATTTATGATTATGCCGATTGTGAATTTGATTGGAGTAAAAATGAACCTGAAGATCTGTTTTGTGAAGATTTATTAAAACTTAATTCAACTTTCATTATATAAACAATAATGGCAAATAAAAAAGAAATTGTAAGTCTCGATGATATCGAGCATGTATTACTTAGACCCACAATGTATATTGGGTCTATTGAAAATTCTGAAGAAAAGGTTCCTATAGTTAAGGATGGAAAACTAGTAGCAGAAAGTAAAAATATATCAGTAGGATTTTATAAGTTAATGAATGAAATTCTCGATAATTCTTTTGATGAAGCTAAAAGATTAAATGGAAAAATGCCTAAAATTGAGGCACATTTTGATTCAAAAACAAAGAAAGTTTCGATTAGAGATTATGGTGAGGGATTCTATAAAGGTACTGACTTAAATTCTAAAACAGGTCTTAATAATATTGAGACTGCAATGTCAGAATTAAAGGCAGGATCCAATTTTTTCGATGTTAATGAAGAGGATGCGTTAATAGGAACTAATGGAGTTGGAGCTTCATTGGTAAACATGCTATCATCAGAATTTACTATTGAAACAATTAACAGTTCTACTTATTATAAAAGAACATGGCTCAATTTTGAACCACAAGAAAAAATAGAACGCAAAAGAAAACGAGGCGAGAAATTGGGTACCATGATTTCATTCATTCCTCGAGATCGCGCACAAGTACATAATGAAAAAATTTCATTATTTGAAAAATGTACTTGGGATAAAGAATATATCGCATCATTAATGATTTTTAAGAATTATCTTAAGAATAATGATGAACAAATCAAAAATTTAGAATTTTCTGTAACATTTGATGGAAAAGAATTAGATCTTGATCAATCCTTTTTACCAGAAAATCATATTTTAATCCAAACAAAATTAGGTATTTTTGCGTTCTGGGAAAGATATGAAAATGCTGCTTCATTATCATTTATAAATGGCGCGCAATGTAGTGGTATTCAACAAAAGATTTTTAACGATTGGATCAATGATATGTTTGATTACAATCTAGCGCATCATTTTTATGAAACCCTGGTCATCTTAAATTTACCTCCTAAATTAGTCAGGTTTGCCGATCAGAATAAAACTCGTTATGCTGTAGGTAGATGGGAAATTGAAGATCTTTTTAAGCGATCGTTTTATAAAAAAATCAATCGCCATGTAAAAAACTCCAACATTTTTCAATCAATACAAGAAAGAATTGATGAAAGATTATTTAAGGAAAACATCAATACAATCAAAAAGAAAACTAAAGCTGCAAAGAAAAAAATATCTGATAAATACTTTGCACCTTCAAAAGTTAAAGATACTCTTTTTATTGTTGAGGGAAACTCAGCTCGGGGTAGTATTTTACAAAAAAGAAATCCAGAACAGGATGGCGTGTATACATTAAAGGGCAAAATTAAAAATGCTAAGAAGATCAGCGATTTATCATCAAACAATGAAATAATTGATCTAATGTCGATATTAGGTATCGAGCCCAAAACAGTAACAAAGTGTCAATACGATAAAGTCGTAATTGCTACTGACTGGGATCCTGATGGTATTGGTCATATTGCATCATTGTTGATTAATTTATTTTACAAATGGTTTCCACATATCATTGAAAATCACAAACTTAAGATTCTCATCACACCATTAGTATCTGCAGACAAAGTTGGTAAACGAGATTACTTTTATTCAATTGAAGAATTTAGGAAACAATCGGAAAAAGAATCTTATAAAAATATTAGATATCTTAAAGGATTAGGATCACTTTCAAAAGAAGATTGGGAATGGGTAATGAAACAGCGAAGAATGTTTGCAATTTATAAAGATAGATCTTCCAAAAAATATATCAACATTGCTTTTGGAAATTCTTCAGAATCTAGAAAAAAATGGTTACAAAACTAAAAACTAAAACATGTCATTATTAGAAACAGAAACTGGTGAAATGATATATGTTATTGATTATTCTGATCAATTTACAAAGTCTATAAAATCTCACAAAGAAATTGAACTTATAATATATGGCGAAGAAATATAAGAAAGGTGTTGAAATAAGATTACCAATTTCAAAACATATTGATATAAATTTTAGAGATTATGCTCTTTATGTTTTAGAAAACCGTGGAATACCTTCATTTTATGACGGTCTTACAAATGTTCAAAAATTCATATTGCAAAATGCGCCATCTAATTTTAACAAAACAATATCATTAGTTGGGGACTGTATTTCAGCAGGATACCATCATGGTGATTCTTCTGTGAAAGGTGCCATTAATAAATTGGCAAGACCCTTTGGATGCGCGCAACAAATGCTTGAAGGTGATGGATTTTTCGGGACACCGGTAAATCACGAAGCTGCGGCCCCTAGGTATACATCTGTGAAAATCAATAAAGATGTCCAAGGTATTATAAAGGAGAATAGTTTCCTTAATTCTAAGGATGAAGAGGGACTTTGGAATTCTCTTTGGACTCGATTGCCCTTGGGTTTAACAACTACAATTATAGGAATAGCTGTAGGATACAAAACTACTATACTTCCTAGATCAATCGAAGATATCGAAAATTATTTACAAGGTAAATCCAAAGAAGTTATTCCAAGTTTTATTGGTTTTAGTGGAAAGGTTACAAGATTTCAAAATTTAGATCGTTCATGGTTGATTCAGGGCAATTATAAAATTGATCAAAAACATAAATCAATTCATATTACTTCTTTGCCACCTATGATGAAATATAAAAAGTTTCTAAGTAAAGTGGATGGATTACTCACAAAATATGAAGACAAGTTTACAATCAAGAATAATTCCTCAGATGACATAGATATGCTTATCACATTTAGAGGTCGTTCCCAAGATCAATTCGTAGAATTTACTAAAGACATCGAAAAAAATGTCAAAATGTTAGTAACAGAGACTCCAGTATTTGTGAAAGATGGGAGTGTTTTGGTATATGAAAAAATCGAAGATTATCTTGATGATTTTAAATATAGACTTCAAGAACTTGAGTTAAGAAAACAAGAATATTATTTGAATAAGACAAGTTTTGAACTTGAATTTCAGCGAGCTAAACTTGATTATCTCAAATTCATGTTGGTTAAGAAAAGGACAGAAGATGAAATTTTTGAATTCTTTGAATCTTACGATAAAAAAATTGCTACAAGATTAGATACTATAAAGCTTAGAAATTTAACTGATAAGGAAATTATCAGGGTCAAAGATAAAATTAAAGAACTTGAAAAAGAAGAAAAATCTTTGATCAGACTGGTTGATAAATTAAATAAGGCTTTCGATAAATTAATTGATCCTACGATCAAGAGAAAAACAGATAACCGCGTTAACCAAACTGATTTGTTTGATGATAGTGATTTTGAGGATTATGATGGTATAGAAATTTTCGGTAATGAAAAACGAGAAATGGCCGAAGACTTAAACGAATAAAAAATATGAATTTTAAAGATTACCTAGAATTAAAACCAGTACCCGGCGAAAGATTTTGCATGAATATAAACAAACAATAAACTATAAAACAGAAAATGGAAAAAATCAGAAAGGTAACAGATATTAGTAACAATAGACTAACTAGTCAAATGCAAGAATATATGTTCATGGAAAATCTAAAACCAAGCGTAGATTTAAGCAGCAAGTCTTGGACATTAATCAGAGTGTTAAAAACAGAAACAGCTAATGTTCCATGGTTAATAATGTATGATGACATGTTTTATGTTGCAATACAGTCAGACAATAGAAGATTTGGAAGTAATGGAGTTTCATTTTATCCTTCTAATGAAAAGGGTCGCTATACAATATCACTCAAAACACAAATAACTAGGCTTTATAATTATGTAGATTTGGAAGCTGCGTGTGACCAATTTACAGATAATTTATATGCTCAAAAAATGAAAGAAAGCTTAGAAATTAACTAAAACTTATTAACATATTTTTAATATAAACTATAAACACACTAAACATGGCAAAAACAGTATTTAAGGTGGTATCACCCAGTAATTTTAGCGCTTTTTTAAAGCGATTTTCATCAATCGAAGAAAGTCTACTTGTTGAAATTGAGGAAGGCGAAATGAAAGCAAAATCATTTACGCCTGAACGAGCAGTAGTCAAATTTTCTAGAATAGGTTTAAACGAAATTTTTGATCATATTGAAGGTCCCGAAGAATTACTTTTCGGCATTTATAAAATGCCTCAACTTATGGGAGCATTCAAACATTTTTCTGGTGAATTTGAAATTATAATTAACCACGAAAAACTTGACGGTAAAAATATCGCGACCGATATTATTCTTAAATCACCTGATAATAAACTTAAGGTCACTTTAGAATGTGCTTCGTACCGTTTATTTAAACACTTATCTGATGAATTGTTTTTAGATAATATTGCAAATATCAAGGATGATGTTCAGGCAAAATTTTCTTTTAGCAAAGAAACTTACTCTCAAATTAATTCATTAACAGGTATTGATACTGATGATAAAATAATTGGGTTCGAAAATACAGATACTGGAGTCTCGGTTAAAGGATCAGCATTTGAAATGGAAGTAGTCGAAGGAAAATTTGATGTATTTTCTATTAATGTATACAAACAACATTTTAATTTAATTGATAGTGAAGATGTTGAATTATACATTTTATCTGATAAAATTGTTTGTCATAGTAATGACGAGAATACAATAACAGTAATCGGCGAAACACAAGGAGATGATTAATGGAATTAGTACACTGCAATTTAAATATAGAAAATTCTTCGCGTGAAGAAATACTTAAAGAAATAGATCGACTCGAAGCTATCAGAAATGAAAAAGCTAACGAGGAACAAGGAATCAAAATTTTCATTAACTCGATTTATGGGGCTTCTGCATCTGCATACTTTATAGGATTTAATCTTCGGGTTGCGGAATCGATAACTTTACAGGGACAAGATCTAATTTTCTTTGCAACTAAAATCCTTAATACATACTTTCAAAACAAGTGGCATAAAGATACAAAATTACATAAAGCTTTAGGTATCACTACTAAGGTTGAAAAAGTATTATCTGAAGTTGTAGTATATGGCGATACAGATTCTACTTATCTATCATTCCATGATGTAATGAAATCTTGTGATTGGCCTTTGGGCGATGGTAAAAATTTCGTATTAGGTTTATATAAACACAGACTCAAGGATTATATTGAGCAATGTTTCAATCTTTATGCGAAACGTTCAGGTACAGATAATATTCAAAAGCTAGAGCTTGAAAAAATTGCTTGGTCAGGTATTGTATTAGCAAAGAAAAAATATGTACTTGATTTAGCATGGAAAGATCCAGGTATTTCCTATGATCATTTAGCAAAAATCAGTCCGACTGGTGTTGAATTAGTGCAATCATCGACGCCCAAGTTTTGTCGAACACACCTCATGGATTTGTTGGAAATATTATTCAGAGAAAAACAAGATCTTAATCTTGTCAAGTTCACAGAAAAATTGCGCGAACTTAAAGATCAATTTAAACTTTCTGATGTAACTGAAATATCCAAAAACACGAGTATTTCTGATTATAACAAATACATCATACAAGATAAGGATAAATTGTCTATTGCTAAAAAATGTCCGGCTCATGTTCGTGCCGCTGGAATCTATAATTATAAAATCAACAATAATCAAAAACTTAAGAGAAAATATCCACTGATTAAATCCGGTGATAAGGTTTCTTGGTATTACGCAAAGGCACCATTTAATGAAAAAGAGTTTGATGTTTTTGCATACACACCTGCCCATCATCCATATGAAATGGCACCCGAAGTTGATTATGATCGACAATTTTCTAAAGTAGTTATTGAACCTATCAATAGATTTGTTCAAACTATGAAATTTGGCGCAATACCGCCAAACTTAATAACGTCAAAAAGATTATTTTGACAATAAAATAAAAATCAAAAAATGGCTAAAAAATTATCTTTCGCTGACTTAGACAGCAAATTAACAAAAATATCGCCTTATGGTTCTGTATTAACAAAAAATTCATTTTCCAAAATAGATGAATGGATTCCTACCGGGAATTATATGTTTAATGCACAAATATCCGGTTCTATTTTTGGTGGAGTCCCTAACTGCAGATCATTTTGTATTGCTGGAGATTCAGGTACAGGAAAAACATTTCTTACATTAAATATCTGTAGAGAAGCACAAAATATGGGTTATGATATTATTTATTGTGATTCTGAAGCAGCAGTTGATCAAGATGTCTTTGAAAAATTCGGTATGGATCCCGAAAGAGTTAGATATCAACCTGTCAGTACAATCCAAGAATTCATGACATTTGTGAATAATTTAGTAAAAATGTTATCAGAAACTAGAGCTGCAGGTGGAGAAACGCCTAAAGTGTTTCTCGTACTTGATTCGTTGGGTAACTTGGCGTCATCAAAAGAAAAAGATGATGCAGTTACTGGTAGAGGCGTAAGAGACATGACAAAACAACAAATCATCAGGTCTCTTTTCAGAACAGCTACTGTAGATTTAGCTGCTAACAAAGTTCCCTTTATAATTACAAATCATACTTATCAAGGAATTGGTATGTTTGCTAAAAAGGAAATCTCTGGAGGTGGTGGTATCGCATTTAATCCATCTATTATTGTAATGCTTGGAAAGTCTAAGCTTAAAGAAGAAACAAAAAGTTCTAAAAATGCTGAAATGGCAAGTACAGGAATTATTGTGACTTCTAGACCTAGAAAAAACAGATTTGCTAAACCTATTCCTGTCAGATTTCACATATCGTTTTTCAAGGGGATGAATAAATACACAGGACTAGAGAAATATATCAACTGGGATTCTTGTGGTATTGAAAAGGGCGATATGCTTGATCAAAAATGGTTTGATAAGTTATCTAAAGAAAAACAAGCGGCATTCGATCTGGACAGATATTCGTGGGTTGAGAAAAAACCTATTATGAAGAAAAATAAAGATGGTGAGGAAACAGAGTCGGGTGAATTCGAAGAAATTACCAGATATTTTGTGCCTAAACCAACAGCAAGATCTATAGTAGTTAGACATTTAAATGAAAGACTACCTAAAAAAGAATTATTTACACCAAAAGTAATTACTGACGATATATTACATCAAATAGATGATAATCTGATTAAACCATTGTTTATGCTGCCTGAAATTGGAAGCTTGGAAGATTTATCTGAAATTGAGGATCTTGATGAATCAAGTTTAGATGAAGAATTAGAAGAACTATAGTCTATGATAGATATAGAAATAGATTACGATAAAGTAAAAATGAAACATTATCTCTATGTCCAGCTCGATAAAGAAAAGCTGGACATAGAATATGCTTTATATGAATTGTTGCATATTTTCAAAGAAAAAGCTTATAAGAAGAGTAAAACTATTAAGCAATTAATATGGGATGGGTATTCATATAAAACAGAAAAACATAGTACCCAGGAAATATTTGATATGATGGAATCAAAAGGTTGGGTAGAAACAGAAATTAAAAGAGGCAGAACTTATTATAGTATTCTTGATCATCCATGGAAATAAAGTAAACTTTTTACAAAAAAAGTAATATAAACTTTAATATGGTAAATGTAAATTTAGAAAAAATATTTTATTCATATATTCTTGAAAGTAAAGAATATATTCATGTAGTCAATTCGGGATTTTTTGAATCTGAAGAAATAGGTGGATTATTTAAAGTCGCAAGAGAATTTTTTAGTGATTACAATAAAACTCCATCAAGAGACCAAATAAAGGAACTAGTATTATTAAAAGGTCTAGAAGAAACACTCAATGAAAAGAAAATCGATATTATTTACGATGTCGATATGTCACAATATGATGAAGAATGGCTTCAGTCTAGTGTTGAAACATGGATAGAGTATAAAAATCTTGATAAGTCAGTATTTGATCTTATCAATTATATGAAGACTACTAATGTCACTACTGAAAATATCAAAGAAGTAGTCGAAACTGCCAAGTCTATTATATTAGAAAAGAATAATCTTGATTTTAAATTTGATGAAGGTTTAGATTTCTACAATCCTGATTCCCATGATCAACCAATATCTGATACATTTTCTACTGGATATCCACACCTAGATCTTGTGACTGGTGGAGGATTCTCTATTAAAACATTGTGGGTATTTTTGGGCCAAGCAAAAGTTGGAAAAAGTATTTGGCTAGCAAATATGGCAACAAGTTCTATTCGAATGGGATATAACGCGGCATATATTTCTATGGAAATGCGAGATAGAAAGGTTATTAAAAGACTAGGTGCCAACTTACTCGGTATTAAAATGTCTGATTATAACCAGATAGCTCGTGATAAAGATAAAATCAAAAATAAGATTAAGAATATACAGTTTGATAATCTTACAACACCTGGAAGACTTTATGTAAAAGAATATCCAACTTCTACAGCTTCAGTACAAGATATTGAAAGATGGCTTAAGAAAATGGAAGAGATGAAAGGTATTAGATTTAAAACAGTTTTTGTCGATTACATAAATATTATGAGAAACTGGAGAAATCCAAACTCAGAAAATACATACATGAAAATTAAGCAATTGGCCGAAGATTTACGGGCAATGGCAGTTAGAAACGAGTGGTGTGTTGTGACAGCTACTCAAGTAAATAGAGGGGGATTTGATAGCTCTGACTTGTCCTTTTCAAACGTATCTGAATCAGCAGCATTAATACATACTATTGATGCCATGTGGGGTATTATTCAAGAACCTACAATGCATGCGGATTGCAAATATATACTTAAATTATTGGCAAACCGAGATGATGGATACAAAAATTCAAAAAAGAGATTCGATATAAATTATGAATACATGAGGATTACAGAAGATGAATCTCAAATGTGGAGCGATGAATAAACTATGGTATATAAGAAAAAGAAAACAAACAAGGTATTTGACAATGATTATAACACGGGAAATTTAGACTTTGAATTTTTTGGTGAAATTAGTGTCAAGAGTGAAATTTCCGAAAAATTCACTGATGGTTCATACACAGAATACGAGCGTAAAGAATTAAGAACGGAACTATATGATATTTTCATAGAAGCAGATTTCTATAAAAAATATTCTGTGATTAAAAAAGTTCCAAAAAATGACATGCAAACAATTTACTATTACTTTGCAAGTCGTATAACACAAAATAAATATTCGTCAGTTCAGACATTTACTGAAATTGCTGATTTTATGAAACTTGATTATAAAGCTATGTTTCAGAAATTGATGCCAATAGAAAAACAATTAATTATAGCTGAACTTGATAAAGATTTCGATATTATCGAAAAGAAGAATATAAAAAGACTTTTTTAATTTATGGTAGATTATAAAGCACCTATTGAAAAATACCCTGACATTAAAAGATTTTTTATCCTTAGTGACACACACTTTGGTGTAAGATCTAATTCTGTAGAATGGTTAGAAATTCAACGAGATTATTTCTATAACTGGTTCATTCCGATGATAAAAGAAAATTATCGAGAAGGTGATGCGTTAATTCATTGTGGTGATGTATTTGATTCAAGACAAAGTCTTAATCTTCGAGTTATGAATACTGCTATGGAAATTTTTGAAGAACTATCTAAAATACTTCCTGTTTTTATTATATGTGGTAATCATGACATATATCATAAAAAATCAAACGAAATTAATTCTATTAAAATCTTTAATTGGTTAGATAATGTCCATGTTTATGAACAACCTGTAGTTTTGAATATTAACAGTGGGGACACAAACGCATTATTGATGCCATGGAAAGACACGCAAGAAGAAGAACAAAGCGTCATTAATGCTAATCCGGCAGATTATTTATTTTGTCATACTGATATTCGAGGTCTCAAATTTAATTCTTATGTTGAGGTAGAGCATGGTTTAGGTGCAGCAGAATTCACAACATTCAAAAAGGTTTATTCTGGCCATATACATTTTGCACAAACTAATGGAAATATTAGAATGGTAGGTTGTCCATTACCTATGACTCGTAGTGACATTGGAAACACTAAGTCAATATGGACTATTAATTTTGAAAATGACGAAGATTCTAGTGTGGAAAATCATTATTCACCAAAATTTATTAGAATGAAATTGGAAAACGTTCTTGAAAAAAATTATGGCGAACTTAAAGAAATATTCAAAAATAATTTTGTTGATATTCTTGTGCATTCCAGTTTAGGTCAATCCTTTCCGTTTAGTAGCTTTCTTGATGCATTTGCTGAAGTTAATTATCGTAAACTTAATTACATTATTACAACGATGGGTGATGGAGACGAAATTGATTTAGAAGATTATAATGAAGAAATGGAAAAAGAAATTGATCTTCTTAAACTTATTTCTTTGTATATCGATAACCTAGCATATAGTGATTCTATCAAAGGAAAACTTAAAAAAATATCTAATCGCTTCTATCATGAAAGTATACGTTCAGCTGAGGAAGAAGTTATAGGCTAAAATATGAAAATTAAAAAAATAGAATGGAAAAATTTTGGAAGTTATGGAAATAAACTTCAAAGTTTAGAATTTACTAATAATGAAGGAAATTTTTATCTTGTCCTAGGACAAAACGGCTCAGGTAAAAGTACAATTTCGGACGTAATTAAATTTTCTTTGTATGGTAAATTACAAAAGAAAAAATTAAAGGATATCCCGAATAGATTTAATGGTGCTGCTTGGTGTAGAATAACTTTAGATAAAGATGCATTTACCGAGGTTATTATAGAACGTGGAGTAAATCCAGGTATTCTTAATTGTTTTGTGAATGCCCAGGAATATGATCAAGCAGGAAAAAGAAATGTTCAACAATATATTGAGGAAGAAGTTATTGGACTCCCGTTTTATGTGTTTAACAACATTATATCATTGTCTATAAATGATTTCAAGTCATTTTTGAGTATGCGCCCTTCCGATAAAAGAGCTATTATTGACAAAATATTTAGTTTAGAAATAATTAATAGAATCAGAACACATGTAAAATCTGAAATTAGAAAAATCAGAGACTCGATTTTAGTACTTGATAAAGAAATTGATGTACTTACAAGTTCTATGATAAATTCGGAAAATGAATTAAGAAAATTAGAAGAATTTGTTCAAGAAGATAATGAAAACAAAATATCTGAGTATAAAAATAAGATAGTCGAATTTAATGCATTTCTTGATGTGAAAAGAAATGAGCTTGTTTCATTGGAAGAAAAGAAAGCTACAGTAGATGAGAAAAACCTTAATGTTAGTACAATCATCAAAAAATTACAAAATAATATTTACCATATTGAGCAGCGTGAAAAAGTTTATGAAAACGACAAATGTCCTACATGTGAAAGTGATTTAACAACGGATGATCATAAAAACCGACATGATGAATGGTTATCTAAAAAGTCAGATATGCGGGAAAGATTAGATAAAGTTTCTGAAAATAAGCGTAAAATCAAAGAAGCGACTGTTAAAATAGAAAACGTTAGAAAAACATTAAACGCACATATTCAGAGAGCTAAAATCAATATTGAAAGTTATCAAAAAGAACTGAAAAAACTTGATACTCAAGATAATGATAAACAAACAGAGTATTTAGGAAATATTATCAATGATCTTAAAAGCAAACAAGTAGTTTCTAAGAAAAGAAAAGGTACAGAAGAGAAAAAATCAAATTTTTTTAAAATTCTAGAAGATATATTTGGAGATAAAGGTGTTAAACAACTTGCGATTAAAAGAATTCTTCCAAGTTTAAATACAGAAATCAATAGAATCATTAAAGAGCTTAATATGGAATATCGTGTTATGTTTAATGAAGAGTTTGATGCAGAAATCAACCACCTCGGATACCCAGTATCTTCTGATATGCTTAGTACAGGAGAACGCAAAAAGGTTGATTTCGCAGTATTGATATCTTTGATAAGATTAATGAAACTAAAGTTCCAAGGACTCAATATAATATTTCTCGATGAAATTTTTAGTTCAATAGATTCAGATGGAATACATCATATATTGAAGATATTGGCAAACACTTGTAAAGAATTAAATTTAAATACATTTGTGATTAATCACAGTCAGTTACCTGTTGAAATTTTTGATTATACTCTTAATGTAGAAAAAACGAATAATTTTTCAAATATAGAATTGGAAAAAGTAGAATAGAGATATATATATTACTAATGAATATAGGCAACAAACATAATTCCGATGATGTATTTTCCAGGGCTATTGTAGTAGGTTTGATAAACCTATTAAACAATAAAATTCAATATGAAAATTATCTTTCAGAAACAGATAAAAAAGATATAATTGAAGTACCATGGTTTTTCAATCAATCTGGTGATGAAAGATTTATGCAAGATTTTTTTCAACACTGGGATAATTGCATTCATCCTAAACTTGCTACAGGGAATTATGATATAATCCCAAGAGGGGTCGTAACTTTAATTGATGAAACTATTGACACTGGTTCTATGACGAACAGATTTGTCCGCGGATCAAGAGTCAAAGAAGTTAATGGTCAATTGCAAACATTTAGTGCATTTTTAAATTCTATACCATTAAATATAAGTTTTGATTGTGTCATTGAAACTGATACTTATTTAGATTCATTGAAAATTAGACAAACGATTATTGAAACATTTTATGCTGTACAAGTTTATCACGTAACTTACAAAGGCGTTAAGATACCTTGTCAGGTCGGATTTCCCGAGCAAGTCGGAATTGATAAGACGTTTGAATACTCGTATGGTGACGATACTAAAACAAGACTGACATTTGATTTGTCTTTACAAACATTTCAACCAGTATTTGATAAAACTACAGAAAGACATAATGCTAACAGAATGAATTCAATTTCAGTAGGAATGGATACTGGTAGTCAAGATTTTAAAAGCATCACCATTACTAGTCCAGAAATAAATGATGAATTTTATTCATATCAGGATATGAGATTGGAATGGCAAGATACAGGTACAATTCTTAGGGTTAATTTATCATATCAAATAGACAATTCTGGTGATTGGAAGCCGATAGAAAATTCTGTTATTAATTCGGGTTCATATTTATGGGCGGTACCAACATTTCAAGATACTTATCCCAGTGCAGTATTTTCTCAGAATTCTAATTATCCTGCGTTACTAAAAGTTTTTGTAAATGGGTTAGGTGAAATTGAAGAAATTAAAATTATAGAAGGTGGTGATACATACACAAACGAACTAAAAATAACAATTGAAGAAAATAAAGATGGTATTACACCAGCTCAAATTAATCCTATTATTGTTGGTGGGTCAATTATCGATGTAGAAATAATTTCCCCAGGATTAGGCTATACACCTACAGAGGAATTTACTGCCAAATTTAGAATTGAAAATACTACAGACCCGTCAATATATGACGAAATAGACAATATTAAATTAAGATAAAAAATTAATTTAAGTTAGATATATACATTAGAAATAAACCGAAAATAATACACTATAATGGTTAAATTAAGTGCTCGAATTGAAGATCTTCAAAAAAACACAGGATCTTTAGAAGTAAAGAAAATTTGCGAAAACGCATTATCAGAAATCTCAAAAATTAACAAAACTAGAATCTCGCCTTCTGCAAAAAAAGAGTTGGCAATTTCTATAACAGAAAATGTTATTGACGAACTTTCTGGATTTGATGAATCAATTGTGGAATCCTTTATTAAAAAGGAAAAGACTGTATTGACTCTTGATAATCTAGGTATTAGTGAAGCAATGGACAAAATTGCTGAAAGTGATTTGAAAAATCATCCGGCAATTTCATATGCCATTAGAGGATTCCAAGATAAACTCTCAAACCCTGATTATTTGATTGCTGAAGAATTTTATAGCAAATTTAAGCCATTCGATTGGCATCCACAAGTCAAATCCGAACTTGATAATATATTTGAAAAGGTAACAATATACAAAGACGATATTATCATCCAAAAGGCTGTTCATGGTTTAAAAAATTCTAAGTCTTCATATTTACTAAAAGGTATTAATGAGACTCTTGAGGCTTATTTGGAAGAAAGAACAAAGAAAAACAAAGAAGAACTTGTTGAAAGACTTGATCGTTTCTCTTTTGATCATATGATCAGAAACCTGAAAAATGCTGTTCAATCGTCAAATGATAATGAACTTGTAATTAAAGAAGGTAAAGGACAAGCTATACCGAAGGATATTTATTCACTCGTTTTTATAAATGAAAATAACGAAATATTTGGTACAGGTAAAGAATTTTACGCAAAATCCGGAAATACTCTTATTAAGCTTAATGAAAGTGATGTTTCTTCTCTTTCACATGATTTTGTAAAAGTCAATGAGTTTTTAAATAGTGATTCTGTAAAAATTGTTGGAGACACAATGACTATTTATGGATCAGATAGAAAATTTGTACTTGAATCTGTGAATGGCAATGTTAGTATTACTGTCAATGACAAGAAGATGACCAATGAAGAATTCCAAAGTATCTATATGAAATCTGGAGTTTTATCAAGAAGAAATTCTGACCAAGTCGGAATGATTAATTATATTGTTGAAAACTTTGATTCAATTACCAAAATAGACTTCGGAAAAAGAATTTTATCTCCGAATATGGCAAACAGAAGAGTTGATATATTCAAACTTGATGAAAACATTTTTATTACTAAAGAAGATCCTATGATGGGTCGTGTTGATTTTTTCAAAAATCTTAATGCAACACAATCAAAAAACTTGGTAATAGAATATCTTAATTATGATATTTCAGAATCTTTTACTGAAATGATTTCTTCTGAAGATAAACAATTAAAAGAATATTCTAAAGCTAAACAAAGTTATATCAAAGCTATTTCTAAACTTGAAGAAAAAGTAAAAGAGTTGAGTTCAATCAATGATCCTGCTATTTTAGAATCTGAAGAATTTCAGAATATTCTTTCCATTTTAAATCAAGAAATTGATTCTTTAAAAGAAGAATATAATTCTTATGTGGCTTCAATTGTTGAAATGGAAACGGCACCTACAGCATCGCCTGAAGAAGATGCCGGTAAAGATTTAGGAATAGAAACTGAAAAGGGAGATTTTACAGTAGATGATAAAGTCAAATGTCTTAAACTAGAATGTTGTGGAACAATTACTGGTGTTAACGGTGATGCATATACAATATTAACTGACGATGGAAAAACTGAAATATGTAAAGCTGAAGATTTAGAATTACTTGAGGTTTCTGAATCTGATGGACTTGAAGATAAAATCGACAAAGTTACAAAGTTTATTGATAAATTAGGAGACGGCGAATCTGATGACGAAAAGGAAGATGATGATGAAGAAGAGGGAGACGATGATGATGATGCTGAGGATGATGAGGATGAAGAAGATGAGGATGAAGAAGGAGATGATGATGAAGAATTTGATGTTGATGGACTTGATGCAAAGGATCCTGATCTTACTACCGAGGCCGAAACCGCTCCTCCCACTACCGATGTAAATGACGCCTCAAAAGAAGTTGTTGATGCAAACGATACTGATCTCACACCATTAACCGCAGGCGACAAAATTAATAAATCTGGAAAAATTGGAACTGTCCAAGGAGTAAAGGATGAAATTGCGACTGTATTATTTGATGATGGTTCAACAGAAACAGTAAAAACATCTGAAGTTTCTTTACAAATGAAACATGAAGATTCAATTACTGAAGATCATTCTGATGTTGCCGGAGCGGCTCCTATCGAAGATCTTAATTCACTCACACCCGGCGATCGAGTAGAAACTGAGGATGATGTATATGGTTCAGTTCAAGGCGTACGTGATGATATTGTAACTGTATTACATGATGATGGTTCAACAGAATCTTATGGTCCTGGTGAATTATACTTTGTTAAGAAACACGAAGAAGCAATATCTGAAGATTTTTCAGCAGGAGATGAAGTTGAATTGACTGATGGTTCTAGAGCTAAAGTTACTAGCACAATTGATGATAAAGTGATGATTATTGACGACCAAGGAAAAACTTCAACGGTCCCAAAATCTGATCTTAATCTTATCAAGGGAATCGGTACACAAGCAGATGAAGTCGAAGGTAAAGAAAACGATGGAAAATCTGTAGATGTATAATGATAAGAGAATTCCAAGAATATCTTAAAGATAGAATAGGTAGTCAAGAGCAAGAACAAGAATTATATGACGATAAGTATAATTCTCATGTCGAAATTGCAATTATAAAAGTAGATAAAATCATTGAGCTTTTAGAAGATCTTCAAAGGGATCTTCTAAAAGCTACTATTTCATATTCAGACATTGATAACAAAATCAAATATTTTAAAGATTTGAAAGAAGAAATCAAAACTGAAGACACTAACACTAAACAAACTAAAAGCACATAAAAATATGCCAGTATATTGCCCACCCGATAAATTTAAAGCAGCTATTCTAGAATCACTTGAACAAGATGAACTGACTCCAGATGCATTAATGTATCTAATGAGAATAGCAAATGAAGCAAGTAAAAAATTGAAATACAAAAATCCTAAAGATCGAGAAGATTGTATAGGTACAGCTCAAGAAGTAATTCTCAAATATTGGAGAGGATATAACCCAGAAAAATCATCATACCCATTTGCATATTATACACAAATGGTAGTACATGGATTAGCTAAAGGATGGCATGAGCTTCATCCAATCAAAACAATTAACAAAGTTTCATTATCCCACGAGAATATTCACAGTTTTGAATAAGTCTAATGTCATCCTCAGATTATAAAAACAAAAACAAGCCAACTAAAAACAGTAGATATAGACAAGGATACTACAGACCTGAAAACAGTGAAAAGTATTTGGGTGATGTAACTAAAATAATCTATAGATCTACATACGAATACAAATTCTGTAGATTTTGCGATAATTCTACAGATGTATTAAGTTGGTCATCCGAACCATTTTCAGTAAAATATTATGATCCTGTTAAGCAGAAAAAACGTGATTATTTTATAGACTTTTATATGAAATATAATAGAGCTGATACAATCAATGATTATTTAATAGAAGTTAAACCTAAAAAGAAACTTGTTATGCCAGTTTTTGAAGGTAAACAAACTCTAAAAAGATTAAAATCTTACAATTCTGAAGTCGAAGAATTTTTGACAAATAAATCTAAAATTGAAGCTGCAAAAGATTATGCTCGTAGCTTAGGTTATAAATTTATAGTAGTAACAGAAGACTTTTTGTATAACAATGATCTAGAATAATGGAAAATCCGATAATAACATATAGAGATAATCTATTAGCACCTGGTAATATGAATCAAGAAATGACTAAAAGATTTCTTGATTTGTATGTTTTAAACATAAGACCGAAAACAGATTTTCTAGAAACTGATGAAGAAACTAAAGTTATACAATTTGGTAAATTTCTTCCTGGAAAAATTTATACATTTAAATATGATCCACTTTACAAGAATAAACTGGATTTCTTTGATAAAAGACCAGTAATATTATGCAACCAAGTATTCTTTGCAAAAGGTACAAAAAATCTTATTTTGTCTGGCCTAAATCTAAATTTTTTACCCGAAGAAATAGTTGCACAATTATTATCAAAATTTTATGAACTTTTCGATAAAGAAATAGATTTAAGTTATAATATGGCAGGTTCAAATAATGTCAATTTTGATATCCGAGAAATTGCTATGTTTTTTAAAGAATGGAAAGAGGTCTTGGCATACTTTGGAGGTCTAAATGGTTTAGGTTATCAGTTTGCATATAGACATTATATTATTGATAGAATTGAATTTTTAAGATATGTTGAATATCAACATTGGGAAATGCTACCCTTTCTAATGACCGAAGAAATAGAAGGTAAATCTGTAAAGGAGATATATACTTTATATTGGAAAACTTTAATTAGTAATGTAAACAAATCAAAAAAGAGATAAATATCTAAATTAAAATATTATGGCAGGATTTCTAAATAGAGGTAACCCAACATCAATTTTTGGTACTATTGGAAAGGCATTAAAACGTCTTTCTAATCTTGGAATGGATTATGATGATATGGTCGTCAAACAATCCAGAGCCGTTGGTGTAACAGAGGCAGAATTCGGAAACTCGGGATATTTACCTAAAGAGTACTTATATTCTTTGGCAATGTCAGACATTGGTCAAAAGAAATTTATTGCATATTTCGAAAAAGATTATCAATCTCGAAGAGATTATTTAAGAAGATTTGCGATGAATGGGGAAATTGATTATATCGTTGAAACTATCGTTGATGAATCTATAGTATATGATGAGAAAAATTATTTCTGTCGACCAGATACAACATCAATTGGTGAGTATTTGAATGATGATAAAGAAGCTGAAATTAAGGAAATTATTAATGGTAGTTTTAAGAAAATCTATAGCGCCTTTAAATTTAAGGAATCGCATGATTCTTGGCATTACTTTAAAAAGTTTTTGATCGATGGATTTTTAACATTTGAAATCATTTTTGATAAAGAAGGAAAGGAAATTATTGGATTTAAAGAACTTGACGCATTATCGTTAAGACCTGCCGTACAAGAAATGGATGATGGTTCTTACAAAAAAATATGGGTACAATATGAAGATGTTCCCACATTAAAAAGAGAACTACTTGATAGTTCAATTATCTATATTTCATACGCCAAAGGAAATTTTGTTGGAAGACTATCGTATACTGAAAGATTAGTGAGATCATTTAATCTTTTGAGAATCATGGAAAATTCGAGAATTATTTGGAACGTAATGAATTCATCCTATCGATTAAAAATGGTAGTACCTATCGGAACTAAATCTCGTCAGAAAGCTAAAGAATCTCTTGCTGATATGCTATCAGTTTATAAAGAAGATATTTCATTAGACTTTGATTCAGGTGAATTAACCGTAAATGGTAAACCTACCATGCAATTCTATAAAAACTATCTACTACCAAGTAAAAATGGTGAACAACCTGAAATTGATGTCATGGGTGGTGAAGGTCCTGACTTATCAGATACCGACGCACTTAAATATTTCTATGATAAATTAAGAATGGACTCTAAAGTTCCATTTAATCGATTAGAATTTGATGGTGGCGGTGGAGGCCAAATACAATTTGAAGCTTCTAGTATGGATAGGGATGAAATTAGATTTTCTAAATTTATTCGAAGATTGCGAGCGATTTATCAGGAAATTTTACTCAAGCCCCTGTGGATTCAATTATGTTTACAAAAGCCAGAATTGGCTAATGATCGACTGCTCGAATCTAACTTAGGACTTATCTTTAATTCAGATAATATCTTTGAAGAAGCTAAAAATATGGATATTAATGAACGTAGAGCTAACTTTATCTCGACCATGCAACAAATTACTGTTCCTGAACTTGACGAATCTGGTATGATTACTGAGGTGCCTTATTTTAACGCCAAGTTCTTGATTCAGAAATATATGAAACTTCCTGATGCTGATATTAAACGTAATGAAAAATTACAAACTAAGAAAAAGGAAGAAGATGAGAAAAAAGCAAAAGAAATTGCTAAGCAACAAGGATTTTAATTTTCAGTGAAAAATAACAGCGCACAAATGCCACTACCTATAATATTATTAATACTGTTTTCATTTTTGGCAGTTTTCTATTTATTCTATAAACTTATAAAATATTGTAGACATCTTTGTTATTGTCCAGGCAGTGGCTCAGGTAGTGGTAGCGGTTCAGGTAGTGGCTCAGGTTCCGGATGTCCAACAGGTTATCATTCAATAAAACTTAAAAGGCTTCCAGGAAATAGCGATATCATAGGTAAAGGTTTTCATAGAAGTGGATGGCCTTATGTAGTTAATCATTTATATCCTTTACATTCAGAAAGTGGAATTTTATTTGATGATTTTGTCGAACAAAATTTTTGTTATGTAGACAAACCAGAAATATATACTGAGCCATGGGTCGGAGTTTTTCATCACCCACCAAATATGCCGTATTTTGGGAATCGCCCTGAAAAATTTGAGGTTTTTACAAAGACTAAAGAATTCCAAGAATCAATTAAAATGTTGAAACTGGCTATAACTTTAACCGAGTTTCATGCTGTGGAATTAAGAAAAATAGTAGATTGTCCTGTTATTGTTATTGCACACCCAGCTAAACAAGGATTTCCTGAATGGTCTGAAGAGGAGTGGGAAGCAAATCCACGGAAAGAATTAATACAAATTGGTTTTTATCTTAGAAACACACAACTTATTAATCAGATACCTATCATTAAAAATGTCCGAAAGATTAGATTATGGATAGACAGATTTTGGATAAATGCCTATGATTCCCGAGTTAAAAAATATTGGAATGCCGAATCTACTAGGAAAAATTATGGAGAATTTAGGGATAGATATTTCGTAACACCAAGGAACTTTGATAAGATGTTATCTAAAAACGTCGTTGTTATGGAATTCTTTACTTGCTCTGCAACTAATGGATTATTAGATTGTTTAGTAAGAAATACACCGTTGATTGTAAATAGACATCCTGCAGTCGTTGAATATTTAGGCGAAGATTATCCTTTATATTTTGATAATCCAGAAGAAATACCTGGATTAGTAGAACGGGCAGTAGAAGGACATAGGTACATGAAGAACATGAATAAGGAATTCTTAAAACCTATCAACTTTATAAACAAATTATTGGATAATTTATGAGAAAATATGCAGTAATGTGTGGCAGTCGCAGCGGCAGCTCTTACTTATGTGATCTTTTAAAATCTACAAATAGGTGTGGTAATCCCAATGAATATTTTAATCCTGAATTAAAGGATAGTTGGATGGAGAAATTTGGCTATAAACCAAGTTATGTTGATCGCCTAATTAATAAAACTAAGACTGAAAATGATGTTTTCGGAGTCAAAATCGTAGGTGTAAAAGATCAGTTGGAAACATATAACAATTCCATTCTTAATCTTTCACATTGGATATGGTTAAGAAGAGAAAATCAAATTTTACAAGCAATTTCGAGATATAGAGCATGGGAAACTGGAATTTGGCATATGAAACATCCTAATCATAAAAAGACTGTCGAATATAATAAAGGTGGTATTCAATGGTGCTTAGATGAAATTAGATCAGAGGAAAAGTTTTATGAAGAATATTTCAATGATAAAGATCATATAGAAATTTGGTATGAAGATGATCTGGTGGATGCTCCTGAACAAACTGTAGTTTCTATATTATCATATTTAAAAATAAGTACTGAGGAGATTCCCGTATTAAAAACTACGCAGATAATATCTAGAGATAAAATCTCAGAAGAATGGCAAAATAGATTTACGTCTGATTTAACAAATTGATAACATGGGATACTTTAGAGTATCCCATTTTTTGATTATATTTAATAAATCTTCTAAAACTTATCACAACTTTCTTAATATAATATTTAAACAATAAAGAAAAATATTATATGGTTGATCAGTTATTTACAGAAAAGTTTAGACCCAAGAAACTCGAACATGTTATTCTTCCAACAAGAATTATGGATCATGTTAAATCCGGAGAAGTTCATCAAAATCTTTTATTACATGGACCTCCAGGTTTAGGAAAAACTTCACTAGCAAAAGTATTAACAATGGATCGTCCTACATTATACGTCAATGTTTCTGATGAAACTGGTGTTGATGTAATTCGTGAAAAAATTAAAAAATGGTGCTCAACATCATCAGTTATCGATGGTAAAGAATCTACAAAGTTTGTTTTATTAGATGAGATGGACGGAGCTTCTGATCAATTTTATAAAGCTCTACGTGCAACAATTGAAAAATTTGCAGAAAACGCCAGATTCATAGGTACTTGTAATTACATCAACAAAGTTCCAGCGCCGATTCAATCGAGATTCGAAATGATCGATTTTAATTTCATAAATAAAGAAGAAGAAAAAGAAGTGATGATTAATGTTATCAAAAGAACTTCTGCAATTATCAAATCTTTAGATATCAAAATTGAAAAGGCAGCGCTAATTGAGCTTGTAAAGAGAAATTTCCCCGACATGCGTGGAATTCTAAATAAACTTCAAAGTTGGAAAATCCAAGGTATTACGGAAGTCACGATAGAAAATATTAAACAGCTCAATTATTCATTTGCAGATGTTTTCAAAATTCTTTGTGAAAAACCTGATCCTCAAGGTAATTATAAATTTTTAGTAGCAAATTATTCATCCAAAGTAGATGAAGTTCTTGCATCAATTGGTACAGAGTTTCCGGAATATCTTAAGGAAAATAAAGAATCAGAAATTTCCAAATTACCAATGATAATTATCAAAACTGCTGAACACCAAGCACAAAGAACGATGGTTATAGATCCTGTGATCACAATGTTATCTTTGGTATTTACCATTCAAAGTATCATCAATTCATGATAGTAGATAATTCATCGATAATAAAGGGTATAGATTATATCGAAAATACCCGAGAACTGATTATTGATTTCAAAACAGGAAAAACTTATACGTATTCAAATGTACCAGGAGTCGTAGCATTATCATTTTTTGATAGTGAGTCTAAGGGTCATTTTTTTACTAAGCATATCAAAGGTAAATATGAAGAGAGTAACTGACGTTAAGGAATATATAATATCCAGGTATCCATTACATCCAGATAAATTTGATGTCATTAAAGTAGGTAGTTCTATATGGCTTTATGTTATTGATAGAAAAATTCAGTTAACGCGGTATCAGATATTCAAAGGTTCTTTAGGTACTATAGATGAATCTGAGGCACTTAAAAATTATTTATTAGGTAATATACATAAAGCCATAATAGACCTCGGATATGTTAACTCAGGTTATTCTGTGTAACTATTTGGACCCAATTAAAAGAAAAATATGACAAATATAATATTCGATGGTAATTATCTTTTTTATAAAACTTTGTTTGCAGTATTGCACACAATGAAACTTAATAAAGATGAAAATTTTTTATCTTCTGATGATCATCAACAAATTTTCATGCAAAAGATATCTGTCGATATGGCTTTCGCAATTAGGCAGTTTGGTAATCCCACCCGCATCATTTTTACAATTGATGGTAAGTCTTGGAGAAACGAAGTGGAAATTGAAGAAAATGATGGATACAAATCTGGTCGTTCTAAAGATTTAAAAATTGATTGGGATGCGTTTTATAAAATGATGAATGAATTTGCGACTATTATTGAGCGCAAAGGTTTTATAGTATCTAGGATCGATAGAGCAGAAGGTGATGATGTTATGTATTTCTGGGCTCAATTATTTTTAGCCAAAAAACAAAATAGTATAATTGTAACTGGAGATAAAGATTTACGACAAATAGTTAGGTTGAATAACGATAATTACACAGTTGTATTCGATAATAATTCTCAACGAAGATCAATATGCGCAGCCGAAGGGTTACAAGATTGGCTAAAAACTGAAGATGAGATTGATATATTTTCAACCGAAACATATATGAATACATCCAAAGATCTTATCCATAATGCATCTAAAAAAATCAAAATAATCGAAATCGATCCCCATGATTTCATTTTACAAAAAGCATTAATTGGTGACGACGGAGATGATGTACCACCGTTATTTATTTGGCCAACAAAAAATGGAAAAAAATTCAATCGCATAACCCCAAAAAGAGCCGAGGTGATATTAAACCATGTAAGAGAATCCATTGATGAAAAATTAACAATCAAAAATATCACTACATATGCCGATAAAATAACTGAAGGTATTAGAAAAGTTTCGAAGGTTAAAGAAATTGATGCCGAGTCTATTGAATCCAAGCTTAAACGAAACATTAAGCTTATGTATCTACATAAAAGTGTTATACCTAACGAAATCTTTAAAGATTTTATAGTTCATGCCAAGGAAAATTATAAAAAGAAACTTGGTGCGAAATCATATTCTAAACATATGTTAATTGAAGGCACAAAATACGATAAGCCGCCAGAGTCATTTACAGACGGCATCTTTGGAAAATTGGATAGAAAAAAATGACAAATACACAGGACATTATTGAATATAAAGGATTTCTGTGGACCGTGGAAGCTATGTACCCACCTCGTATAGGCAAAACTGATGGTTATGATTACGATTTTCTCAGAGATAAATATAATGCGGATATCATCCTAAAAAGATCGAATAAATTACTTGTGTGTAAAATTGTCGAGGAAATTGAATTTGAAGAAATAACGGAAAAGACTAAAGAAATAGAAGAAAAAATAAAAGAAGATAATGAATGAAAAAATGACAGAATTACTTACACAACTATTTAGATTTTATCAAAAAATGTTTGAATATGATCTAGAAGTTTTTAGTCAATCGTGGATTTATATCTGCTTATTAATACCTGCCTTTATGTACCTTTGTATTTTTTTACTTAAATGGACTATACTTACTGTACCATTTTGGATACCTGTTCGCCTTGCCTTTGAAGGAATTGCTAGTATTATTAAAGCAATTAAAGAATAAAACTATTCACAATTTAGAAAATATAAAAATATATATGGATCATACCAAGTTATTTGACTTTACCAAAATTCTTTTTACAAGACCAGATTTTTATAAAAAAATGAAGTCTTATGAGAAAGCTCGTCATTATTTCATGACTCAAAGATTTATGTCAATAAATTTTCCAGTACAAGCTAATCATATTCAGCATATAAAAATAAACCCTTCCGAAGTTTTAGATTATTGGCACCGCGCTCTTTCTGCCATGTATAATAGAGTTCCTGGATGGATGTATGTTAAAACTGCCAAAGCTAAAAAGGAAGTCAAAAATAAATATATCTCTGAAAACGTCATGCGAGAATACTGTAGTAGATTTGGGTATTCTATGGACCAAGTTCAAACAGCTATTGATATGTTCGGAGAAAAAATGATAAAGGAACTTAAACAATTTGAAAAAATGACAAAGCAATGAATCCACTGAAAAATTTTGAATATCGTAATTGGCAAGGAAAAAGTCTAAGAGAACACCCAATTATACAACCTGGTAATTATGATGGTTTATGGTCTGGGTATTTTGTAGAAATATTATTTGAAATAAGAGTTCCAATAAGATATATAAATTATGGATTTCTGGCGTACTAGGAATTAATTGTGAATGTAAAATAATAGTAACTGATAATGGAGAAGTCTATGTTGACTAATCAAATCAAACGTTAGCACTTGAATACATAACTTAGAAAACACAACACTAATGAGAACGATATCATTTAGAGACTTTGTTAATGAAAACAAACGTCAAGCAAAGCAATATTTGCAACAAGGTAAAATTACAAAGGACGAATTAAAGACATTTGTCGATATGGACCCGTCAGGCACAAAAAACAAGTATGTTGGTTGGATGGCGAAAGTGTATGTTAAAGAGAAGCCTGGTATTGATCAGTTGCGAAGCTATGTCGAAGAGTTTGATGTACTACTTAATCGTCGCAAAACAAAAACAAAAGACATTTACCAAATCAAAACGTTTCAAGCACTTGTTGATGAAGTCGATAAAATTAATAACACCGGCGCAAATTTGTCAACTAAGGACCTTGAAAACGACTATGAAGTTATTCAGGACGACAAAGATTTGCTAGTTATTTGTCCGTACACTCACGAAGCATCAAGAAAGCTAGGAATCACAAAGTTTGCATATAGAAAATGTTCTGATGGAAAAACTGATAGCGCATGGTGCACAACATATAAATCTGCTGATCACTTTAACTCGTACTACTTTAAGCATAACGTAACGTTTTATTATGTAAAAGTCGTATCTGAGAGATTAAAGCAACAATTAATACGTGAATTTGGTGCAGATCAAGGCGATAGACTAACAATTAGTGCAATTGCAGTACTTGGTGGCAATAATATGGATGGCTATGATGGTATGGATGGTCGATTAAATGCATCTGATTTGAAAAAATACATTCGAATAATTGGCTTAGATGATTAACAACAATTTGAATGGCAAAGAAAACTAAATGATGATGTGTCAAAGCATAACATTTATCATGTAGTCAAAACGTTTCTTTGGCGAGGCAAAGTTGCATATTACGCAATAGTTGACAATGTAGAAAAGAGACGATGAGTTTGGGCACCAAAATCAAGTTTCTTGATAGTTTAGTGTAAAATTAAATATACTTTGAGGATTGTTGATATATACTATCAATAATCCTTTTTTTATGCAAGAACTTAGCAATATTGGTGACTATGTAATATATGATCAAAAAGAAGCATTTCTGAATGTTATACGCATCAGAGATTTCTTTTTGGAAGTTTCCGGTGAAAACATTTCAAAGGAATTTAGATGGTCAACAGACAATAAAATATACTCAGCGTGGACAGCAATGACCATGGATACTTTGAGAGAAGTAGAATTAAATATTTTAGAAGAATTGTGGGTCGAAGTCAAATTCACATTAATCGAATCGGGTGCTGTAACTATCAATTCTTTTTCATTAGATCTAGAAATTAAAAAGGCGAATAAGAATGACTCGATAACATCACCCATATTTACATGCTCAGAAAATGGTAATTTATTAAGCACTGTCGATCTTCAGAGTCTTTGTTTTAATCCTTATGATGTTAATCCTGCTGCATGTCTTTACCAAGAATTAAGTTATGCTGTCAATAATCTTTTTGGTCATGAAGTTGAATATTTTAAATGTGATCCAGACGTAAAATCTAAAGATATCACATTTAATGAATATTCAATTTATTCTGTAACTCAACAAAAATGTCTTAAAGTGCTAGTCGAGAATAACGAGTTTCCTGATGCAGCTCTTCAACATAATCCATTTGGTATAGATTTTGAATTACCTTTCGAGGTTCATATTGATAAGAATTATTGGGAAGAAATTTTTGGTCGTTCTACAGCACCGCAAAAAAGAGATGTTCTTTATTTTAAACTTAACAATAGAGTTTATGAAGTCATAAGTTCATATCTTTTCAAAGCATTTATGGAAAGAGATTCATATTGGAAAGTGAGTTTGATTAAATATCAACCTAAAGCAAATAGATATGAATCTCAAGAAATACGAGATACTTTAGACGCATTAACTACAGATTCATCAGAACTTTTTGAACAAGAATATCGAGAACAAGAAGAGAAAATTGCTAAACCTGATCAATATAGTAGATTTAAGGGAGATGGTAAATACGATCCATCTAGAAGCAAGATTCATGAGGATATAGAAATTTCCGAGTATAAACTAGAAAACTACTCAACCATCATTTCCGAATATCAATATAGACTTTCAAGTCTGGTAAATCTTTCAAATACTGAACAAGAACCTGCCATAGTTTACCGCGAAGTCGGTAATTTATCTAAAGATGCAGAATTTTCATATAGTTCATGGTTTGCTACTGACAAGTTCAAATTTTATGCACCACAGGATAACTTACTATCACAAGCATTAGATACAAACACTAACGAATTATTGATCACGATTAATAAAAATAGATCATATAATGTTGGTGATTATCTTAAATTTTCTAGAGTACCAGAAATAACATTTTACGGGAAAATTATAACAGTCAATTCTCCGACTTCTTTTACACTCAAGATTAATTCTGATATCGTTAACTATCTTGATAATTTCAATAGTATGTGGAGTGGAATGTCAAATTATACAGTAGAAAAAATAGTACCAAACAACTTTTTAAGTGGCTATTCAAATAATCAAGGTATTAAAATAGATCTTTTTGCAAATCGTTATTTCATAATCACACTTAATTCAGAAGAATATTTAATACCACTAAATAAAAATCTAATCAATGGCGAATTCCATGGATTGTTCATAAATATCTCAAACAAATTTAAACAAATAAGTTTACATTTATGGGAAAGAAAATGGATATCCGGAGTTTTAAGCTCTCCACAAACCACCGATCTATACAACAATTTTTCCATGACAATAAATAATGTGAATTCTGAAGAAAGAATCTCAGACACAAATTACGAAATAAATGCATCTAATTTGATATTAACAAATATCAGAGTATATGACCAAACATTAGAAGCAGAAAAGCAGGCAAATTTGTTAAACCAAAATATAGTACAAGACGAACAGCGTACTATAATAATTGATAACGCATTTCCTTCTTCACAGCTTCCATTTATAGCACACACAAAATGATAATTAAAAAACCGAATAATACAATGAGTCTTCTTATACAAAATATGCGGGAAGAAGACAAGAATTCTGATAAATCAAGAGCCTTGATTGCTTTTCATTTGAGATTAAAGCAACTCAGCTTTTTAATACAACCCACCGATGGCAAATAATTCAAAAGTCGATCAAGACGAAAGAGATAGAGAAATAAAAAAACGTAAAGAACTTGAAAAGCTTATACAACAGACTGGAGATGAATTGAAAGTTGATGTTGACCGTGCTAGCAAAACACTCAAAAGACATGATCCAGGGTTTCTTAATTATCACGATGTTAAGGAAATTGTAGACAATGAAGCTACAGAAATAGTTTTATCGATTGCAGAGTTTTATCTTAATCCTGAAATCATCGAAAAAGTCAATTACGTTAAACAAAAAACCAAAGTTGATAAAATAACTGTATCATCATTGTTATTTCAGATGAAAACTGCTGAACATGCAATCATTAAACTTTTGGGTGAGATTGACGACGGTAATTTACACCCAAGAACATTTGAAGTTTTAGCATCTCTACAAAGGTCAAAAATGGAAATTGTTAAACACATGGCCCAATTCATGTTAGTAATGGAAAATGCGTATAAAAGTTTCCATGAAGATTATAGAATCAAAAAATCAGAAAATCGAATTGATGATAGTGAAGAAATTGAAGAAGTAGAAAGATTTAAGACTCGGGGTTCTAAGGCATTGATTAAAGCTTTAACGGAATTAAAAGATGATGAGATGAGTGAAATGGAAGCCATGAACAAAATGGGCGAAATGGGCGACGAAGATAAATAAAAAAATGGCAATAAGTAATAAAGTATGGACCAGTACAATGGTCGAAGAAAATGTTAAGGCTATTGAGGAAGGTCGACAAGCAGACACATCGTGTTTCTGGTCAAGTAATCCACAATACAGAGCGGCAAATATTAATTTTGAGCTAACAGATATAGAATTAAAGGAGTTTGTTAAATGTTCTAAGGATGTAGTTTATTTTGCTAATAAATATTGTTATGCGATGACTGATGAAGGTGTTGCGAATATTGTATTAAGACCTTATCAGGAAGATATGCTTAAAACGTTTAAGGATAAAAGATTTGTTATCATGCTTGCTAGTAGACAAATTGGTAAAACTATCACATCAGGTATTTTTTTAGCTTGGTATGCATGTTTTCATTTTGATAGAAATATTCTAATTGTTGCGAATAAACAAGCTACTGCTGGAGAAATTGTAAGTAAAATCAAGGAAATTATTAAAAATCTTCCATTTTTCTTAAAGCCTGGAATTATTTCAGGTGGGGCTTTGGGACTTAGTTTCGATAATGGATGCCGTCTTTTCTCACAAGCAACAACAAAAACAGCAGCTCTTGGTTTCGCGATCCACTTATTATATGCTGATGAGTTTGCACACATTCAAAGAAATTTTGTTGTGCCCTTTTATAGATCTATTTATCCTACATTATCCTCATCAAAAATATCAAAAATAATTATTAGTTCGACTCCTAACGGTGCTAATTTATTTAAGCAATTGTATATGGGTGCAATTAATGGTGCTAATACATACACGCCTATCAGAGTTGACTGGTGGGAGGTACCTGGTCGTGATGAAGAATGGAAAGAACAAGAAATTCAAAACCTTGGTTCTCCTGAATTATTTGAACAAGAATACGGTAATAAGTTTGTAGCAAGTTCTACGATGCTCTTGACTGCAAGAATTGTTGAGTTTGCAAATAGAATAGCTAAAACTTATGAATGGAAAGATATTGAAGATACTGATTTAATTCCAGAGGATTACATTGATTTGACTTGGCATCCTGACTTTGATCCAGATAATATATGGGAAGAAGATGACAAATTTACAATAAGTATAGATTTAGCAGATGGTGTTGGTCGAGATTATACAGTTTTGAATATTTTTAAAATTGAAGCTATGTCACCAGCACAAATCAGAACAACAAAGAATTTTAGTGAAGAGCACGATTTTTTTAGACTTATACAGGTTGGGAAATTTCACTCAAATTTGCGTTCTATAGAAGAAGTCGCTAAAGTTCTTGAGTTACTTGTATATGATGTATTCGACCCTGAAATTGTGACAATAGTTCTCGAAATAAATTTTAAAGGACATTATCTTTATGAAAAAATGTCTAAACATCCGGAATTCGTTGAAGAAATGTTTATGTATAGCAAACATTCGTTAAAGGCTAGTAGTGAATCTGTGGGAATAAAACTTAATAAGGATAATAAACAAACTTATTGTAGAGAATTAAAAAGAGAAATGCAAAATAAAAGAATTATTGTTACTGATGAAGATACAGTGGAAGAATTATCGTCGTTTGGACTAAACGATAGAGGACAATATGAGGGTCAAGGGAGTCATGATGATTTAGCTATGTCTTGCGTTGATTTATTACCCTATTTTGAAAGTGAAGATTTTTATGAACATGTAGAAGATATCATTGATTTAGTCGATGAGCGAAGAAGAGAAGCAATGTTTAAAAGAATAGAAGAATATGATGGAGGTGACGGATACCTTGACACAATTAAGGTATTATCATCATTATAAGAAAGTTAAAAATTATCTTTTTAGAATGAATATATACAACAGGTATATTATAACATACTCACTAAAAATAATTTTTTGATCAATGGCTAAGATCACACTTGATTTAAATTCATTTAAAGCATCTGGTGTTTACACTGTAGAATTCGATACATCTGAAAGAATAGTTCTTTCGACAGAAACAATAAGATTAGTAGTAGGATTTTCAAGAAAAGGACCATTTAATGCTCCAGTATTCTTGAGAGATCTTCGAACTTCTCGACAAATATTCGGACAAACTGATACCTTTTTGGAAAAAAGAGGATCATTTTTCCATAGAGCAATAGAGACTTGTTTACAAACAGGTCCTGTATTTGCCTTAAATCTACTACCACTTAACAACGTTCCAATTAACGAAGGTGGTGATGCAGTAGATTACAAATCTTTTTCTGTAAATACAACTGGAGAAAATGGACCTGTATCTCAGGATCTATTAACTTCTTTCTATAATAAAGAACGTTTCTGGTTTCCAGATACTGAAAACTTTATTGCAATCACAGAAAATAATCCACTAAATAAAGGAAGATTATTCAACCTTGTGAATTTAGGACAGACTCCACTATCATTTATAGTGAGAAAACCTAATCCTAAAGTTGCAGGATATAACATAACTGCTAGAGAATATTACGGTTCAAGTAATGTTCCAGATTATGTTTATGAATTTGATTTCATGGAAGATTATTTCGTAGAAATTATTATGATCGAAGGTGATTGGACTGATTATAAGAGACTTGGTGAAGATCCAGTATACTCTAGTTTCTTTGATGCAAGAGGAGTAAAAGTTGAAAGACTAAACGAATTTTTAACTCTTACTGAAACAACTGTAATTGGAAGTTTTGTAGGATCAATAATACCTGACTTTATTGATGGTAATGGTTCTAATCAATTTATTGAGATCTTAGTAAATAACGCTGTTGCTTCAACTGGTGTATTCTTGTCAGTAAACAGAGAACAGCTTGACGATTATACAAATTCAGAATATAAAGTTGATATGATCGGACATAATCTGATCAGTACTACTGATGATACTGTAGACTTTTTATCATACAACACACCAATATCTAAAGCAATAGCTTATGACGATCTTGATATTAACGCACAACTTGCTACTCCTACCTTTGTAACTACTGATTATGCGGCAGGAACTTATGCTGCGGCATACGTTGAATCATCACCAATCGGTGGAAATTCTGGAGTATTTGGAAATGTTTTAGTGGTTCCGAAACCGGCACCAAATCAAACTGTTTTCACTGTTGCGAAATACCAAGAATTACTAGATACTTTATCTAATATTTCATTAATTGCTACTAATGGTTCAACTTATGGAAACGATTATGTAAAAGTTGATCAAGTAATTGACAACGGTTCAGAATTTAGAGTGGTTCTTTCTAATCCAGAAGGTGTCGCAGAATCTTATATAACTGAAACTACTGCATCACTTATAGTTGGTGGAGGTACTAATCAAATTACTGTACCAGAAGGCGAAGCATTAAGTACAGGTTCAGGAAACGGAATTATTTTAGTTGAAGCACCAGGATTCAAACATTATTTTGAAGTTGATGCTGTAACTGCACCTGGTGGTGGATCACCTGATGTGATCGATATTTCTATCACACCAACTGCTGTATCGATGGCACATTCGCCACTAGAATATGTAGGCGGTCAAGAAGAAATTGATGAACTTGCTGCAGCTTTAGCAATAGCGACATTTGATTATTCAGATATTAAAATTACACAATGGGCAGCATATTCAAACAATAACGACTATGTTCCAAACCTATTAACATCTGTAGGTGGAGCTGATGGAGTATCAGTTGTATATGAACCAGCGAGTGTATTTGTTCATACTGATGATAATTTAGCAGGAGATAATTCAAATGAGGATTATATTGAAGCTTACCCAGGATCTAAACTTGCAAGAGACATTAAAGCTGCAAGAGTTATTGATGGAGACTTAATCTATTATGCTGCAAACGCATTTAGTTATATCGATATTGATGATGCATGGGGTTCTGATTTTGATGTAACATCTAATCTTAAATATGGTTCACTCGGAGTAAGATTAAGACAATATTCAAATGCTGGACTCACTTCTCAGATAGTAGGAAAAACAAATGACTTTGTAACTGGTGAAACAGGTGCAGAAACATTCATGAATGGTTCTACTGCATATGGATCTGGTGATGATATATTACTTTATTCTGCAGCAATTGAAGATCTAAAAACTGTAGTTGATATTATTCCTGGTTCATTAAATGGGTCTAATACATCATTCAGAATTGCTGAAGCTGATGCATCAAAAATAGAAATTGGTTATTTCTTAGTAAATGCTGCTGGAGATTATCTAGTAAGAGTAACAGGAAAGATTAAATCTATTAATGCATCAACAGGAGTTGTAGAATATGAGATAAGTGCACCATCAGCAGTCGGAGTTACTGCAGATACTGTAACCGCATTTACACCTATTAATGATTATGTTGATAGATTACATTTTACTTACCTCAGTGGTTTTAAACTAACAGAATTTCATTTACCTAAAAACCAAGATCAAGCTAAAAAGATCTACGGTGTAATTGAAAATACTAACTTGGCTGATACATTAGCAAGTAAGGACATTATAAGTTTCCGATATATTATCGATACCATGAAATTTGGAGTTGATACTATGATGGGACCTAAGGCTGTTCTTGCAAGACTTGCTAAGAAGAGACAAAAATGTATGGCAATCTTAAATGCGCCATCGATTAAAGAGTTTATGGAGTCAACTGATCCTAGATTTACTGACGATCCTCAACCATTAATTGGGAATCCTAAACCAACACTGAAAGCTGAATATATTGCTTCAGGTGGAAACTTATCATTAGGACCATCATTTAGATTTACACTACCTGATGAAGAAAATGGTGCTAAGTTTATGGGAGTATTCTCACCGTTTGTAACATACAGAGATAATAACAAAAATATTTCTGTACCACCAGCAGCTGATGTATCAAACAACTTTATCAGAAAATTCTTAAATGGTCAACCTTATGCAATTGTTGCAGGACCAAGAAGAGGTATTCTTTCAAATCCTAAATTAGTAGGTCTTGAATATGAATACACACTTGCTGATAGAGAATTCTTAGAACCATTTGGAATTAACCCAATTGTAACTATAAGAAACGTAGGTATAATGATATTCGGAAATCAAACTGCATACCAAAGAACATTATCTGCATTTAATAATCTGCACGTTAGAGATCTATTAATTACAGTAGAAAATGCTATTGAAGATGTTCTTATTCAATACTTATACGAATTCAATGATGCTACAACACGATTAGAAATTAAATCAATTGTAGAAAATTATCTTGAAAGTGTAAGAAGTGCCGGTGGAGTATTTGATTATGAAGTCATCATGGATGAAACTAACAATACGGCTGAAACAATCGATCAAAACTTCGGAATTATCGATGTAGGAATTGAGCCAGCACGAGGAATGCAGAAATTCGTAAACAGAATTACTGTTCTTAAAACTGGAGCAATATCTTCTGGTGGATTTACAATAGCATAAGAAAAAAGAAAAAATAAATAAATAACACAATGGCTGGAGCACCACATTATAAAACAAGTAGAACTTCAACATCTAATTATGAACCTCTATATGTTGCGCATTTTCAGATTATTTTGACACCACCACCCGCGGTATCGAACTGGGATCTGGTGATTGAAAACGTTAAGAAAGTTTCTGGATTAGATACAAACAAGATGCCAGAAATCCAAACACAAAAATACAAAGGCACAACTAGAAGTTTTGCTGGAGGTGCGGTCGATGAGACCTCAATAGATTTAATGTTGGATTTTGAGGTTAACTTGAACGACAATAATTCGGCATTTGTCTATAAAGCACTCAGACAATGGACTGATATAATTTACGATCCATTAACTGGGCGACAAGGTCTTAAAAAGGACTATATTGGTGGACCTATGGTAGTTTCATGGTTTAATAAAGAAGGTGATATTCACCAACAATGGAAATTCCCGACAGTATTTCCTTCTGCCGCATTACCAGGGGTTGATGAACTTAATTATGAAGAAGCAGGTATATTTGCAATCGAAGGATTCCAATTACGAGCTGACTATTGGGAAGAAACAATTCTGTAATAATTTAAAAATATGAAAAACCTTAAAACATTCGATGAGTTATTGAATAAGTCTAAAGAGTATCAAGAAGACGAGTCTATTGAGTTTTTAAAAAAAAACTGAAAAATAAAATAAAGTTTTCGCCTGAAGAAATGAAACATATAGATAATCTAATGTTGATGTATAAAAAAGGGTTCGAAATCTTCTAAAAATAAAATATAGAATTTAAACTAAAAATTTTAGATACAAATATTCACAAGTGGAGATCGCAAGATCTCCACTTTTTATGCTCCAAAGCAAATTCATTTCTAGATAAAGATATATAGATTATAAACAAATAAACCATTTAAAATCGCATTAATATGCCAGACACAGAAAAAATAGAACAATACGTTAAAGATCAAGAACAAAAAACATCTTTAGGTAAAGTTAATTTAAACAAAGACAGACCTATGGTCGGTGAAATTGGATACATCGAGGTACCAATTAAGGATTTACCATCACAAGGATTATTTTATCCAGAAGGTACACAAATAGTTATTAGAGCTGCATCTGTTGCAGAAATTAGACATTGGTCAACTATTGACGAAACTAACTATTCCAATATGGATGACATTCTTAATTTTGTCATCGAGAAATGTGTTAAAATCAAATTCCCAGATAGACCAAGTACATGGAAAGATATTAAAGATATTGACAGATTTTATCTAATTTTTGCTGTTAGAGAATTTACATTCAAAAACGGTGAAAATAAACTTTATGTACCAGGTAAAGAATCAGAAAGAATTGAAGTAACTAAAGATATGATTAGTTATTTTACCATGGAAGATAGAATTAAAAAGTTTTATGACCATGAATCAAAAAGTTTTATAGTTAGAAAAAACGAAAGAATATCACATGATGTTCAGTTCTTTATTCCTTCAATTGGAGTAGCACAATTCATTAAAAGCTATGTGCAGGGAAAACAAAGAGAAAATAAAGAATTTGACGAGTCATTCATTAAATTTGGAAACTTTATTTTCGAAGATTGGAGATCATTAACGCTCAACAGTTATGAAAAAGCAGTTTCCGACTCAATTGGTTGGGACATCGGTACAATATCATTATATGATAAATTCACAGAATTATTGGCAAGTGGAGTTGATCCAAAAATAATCTATAAATCGGGAGGTATGGAGCAAGAAGCTCCACTTAACTTTTCAGGCGGGATCAAATCTCTTTTCATTATTTCAGATATCCTTGACGAATTGGTATGAAGTAGAATTCGTTCTTCTTAAACAATTAGGTATAACTCCATTAGAATTAGATCAACTAGAGTTTTACCGTATTGAATATCTTATGGATAATTTCAAAGATTATTCAGAAAAGAAAAATAAACAAAGGGAAACGCAAGAGCAAAGTCAAAAATTTGACCAATCTTCGATTCTTAAAAATTCCCAAAGTTCCTTTAAGAAATATCTTTCACAGAATCAACTCAAAGGACTCAAATAAAATGAAAAAGTTGCCTGGGTAGATATATACTACTCAGGTAATTTACTTTATGGCTACTCCATCAGAAAAAATGCTAAATGCGTTATTAGGCTCGGTTCAAAGAATCGAGAAAATAATTTCGCAAAAGACTTCAGACTCCAAAAAGGCTGAAACAAGTTCTGTTGACCCATCAATTTTTTCTTCAGGATTTGGTGGGATGGCTAAATCATTAGAAAAAATTGAGTCTGAATCCCGAAAAACCAACGATCTTCTAAGAGAACTTATTGAAATTAATTCAATGAGAAACAAAGATATTCTTGCTGATATAAGTGATGGTGCAAGCAAAATCAATAAGCTTGTTCAATCGTTACCTAAATTTTTTAGTGCGATTAAGAATATTAGCAAACTACCTGAAAATTCTGTTGATAGACTCAAGAATGTTCTGATGTTAACAGCATTTATTGATCCTGAAACTGGTGATCCTTTAGTAGATCAAAACCAATTAGACAAGGCAGCCAAACTAATGGAAAATATTCATTCATTAGCCGGAGGTATTATTAAGTATGGTTTAGCTATGTCAGCATTCTTAATTATCTCACCATTAGCAATCGCGGGCGCTGCTGCTTTCGGTCTTTCTCTAAGATTACTTGACCTTGCCATGGGGAAACATATTGATACCGAAAGAATTAGTGAATCAATGGGTGGGTTAAAAGATTTAGGTATGGCAATAGCTTTATTTGGTATTACAATGGTCGGATTTAGTTATGTTCTTCCACAAATTGCCAAAGGAGCTTTAGGTTTTATTACAGTAGTTGCAGGATTAGGTGTAGCACTTTGGACTTTATCAAAAGTATTACAATGGGGATCAGGAGGATTTAGAGATACCAGCCCATTAAAAACTCTATCACATCTAGGATATAGTATAGCTGTTTTCGGTGTCACTATGGCATTAATGTCTTATGCCGCTCCTCAAATATTTGCTGGAGCATTAGTATTCACAACAGTAGTCGCTACTTTAGGTCTTACTGTTTTCTTACTTGATAAAGTATTAGGTAATAATAAACTTTTTGGTGGTAAAGATAGTGCAGTCAAAAGTTCTGGTCCATTATCGACATTAATTAAACTTGGGTGGTCCATTGCAGCATTTTCGGCATCACTAGTCTTGGTAGGTTTGTTTGTTAAACCTTTTGCACTTGGTGCTATTGCCGTCACATTAGCGATAAGTGCAATGGGAATATCATTAAGGCTTTTAGGTAATGCATCAGCAAGAAGAGGAACACAAAATCTTCAAAGACTTTCTATATCTCTTGGAATATTTACATTAGCGATGGCAGGTTGGGTACATTTAGTACAACCTAAACTTACATGGGAAGGACTTGGAATGTTAGGCGCAGCAATTGGTGGAATGGGCTTAATCGCGACTGTATTAGGTTTACCTGCAGTCGATAAATCTGCCAAAAAGGGTGCAGCCAATTTGATTTTATTAGGTGGCGCATTAGCTACCTTCTCAATAGGTTTAGCAATCTATGCACAATTAGCTGCCGAAAAACTTTCATGGGATTCACTAGCGATGTTAGGAGCAACAATAGGGACCATGGCACTTGTGGGTACTATACTAGGAATACCCGCAGTTTTTCCTTTAGTACTTTCTGGTTCAATAGCCTTAATTGCTTTGGGTGCTTCATTAACAGCATTTTCAATAGGATTAGGAGTTTATGCAAATACTGTTGCTGGTAAAATGACCATGACAGACTTAGTGATATTAGCAGGTACAGTAACAGCAATGGGATTAATTGGAAGTGTTGTAGGTATCATTTCGCCATTAGTAATCGCAGGTTCAGCAGCGTTAGTTGTGGCAGGAGGCGCGCTAATATCAATTTCTACTGGGTTGTCTGTATTCGCGAAATCTAACTTTACTAAAGAAAACGGAGAAAATCTTAATTATGCTTTACGCAGTATGATGGCAGGATTCTTAGGATATGAATCATTAGACGATGTCGGACTTTCTTCATTGGCAAAAGTTCCAGTTCAGGCTGGGCTGGTCGCAACAATGTCAGCTTCCATGTTATTAGCTTCATCTGCATTGCTTCCAATTACTAAATCATTAAAAATATTTAAAGAAGCTAATTGGCAAGAAGGCGATTCTAAAATACTCAAAGAAGTTATCGGGTCAATTATCGGTGCGTTTACTGAAAACTTGAAAGATGTTGATTGGGTAGATCTTTGGTTTGGTTTGAATTCTTTAAACAATGTTGGAAACGTACTTACTGGTTTGGCAGAAGGAGTCGGTGCGTTTGCTAATTTATCTTTTATTGAACAAGAATTTGATGAAAAGGCAGGGAAATTAATTCCTAAAAGAGTAGTTAGGCTTTCCTCGACAGATATCACAAATGCGGGTATATCTATTGGAAATGTAATTAATGCTATGGTTGAACCTGTTGCAAAATTCGGAAATGAAATTACCTCAGGCATTGGATCATTCATTGGTATTCCATTAGCAATAAACTCGCTTGAAACTTTAGGTTCAGGTTTAGTTAACTTAGCAACAGGAGTACAGGATTGGTCAAATATGACTGTGACTTCTTGGGGTGTACAAAAGGATCCTAAAACTGGATTAAATAAATTAGTACCTACTGGAAAAACTGAATTGAAAAAACCACAGTTAGATTCAGCAAAAAGTAACATTGGTAAAGTCTTACTAGCATTAACAAAACCTTTAAGTGATTTCGGGAAAATATTCTCGTCTGATAGTGTATTAGATTTCTTTGGGGGATTAATTGATAAAACAAGCGTAGAAAAAGGAATTGCATCAATGGCTTCATTAGGTACAGGCCTTGCTAACATGGCATTAGGAGTTTCTTACTGGGGAAATATGAAATATGCTCCAATGATTCTAGGTAAAAATAAAGAGACTGGTCTAAATGAATTAATGCCAGGTAAACCAATACCACTCGATATAGAAAATGCGGGAAAAAATATTGGTTCTGTTTTAACCGCATTGGCCAAACCTTTAAGTGATTTTGGAAAAATATTTAGTGGTGGTGTTATTAGCGGTCTATTTGGTGGTGTTACAGGTGATGATATTATTACTGGTATCGAACAAATGGGAGTCATTTCTAATAATCTTGCAGAAATGGGAAAAATGGTGGGTTCTTGGAACAGATTTTCTTTCACTGAAATGGAAGTCAAAGATGGAAGATTAGTTCCTAAAAAAGTTCATCCCCTAGGAAGTGATGCGATTGAAGTTGCTCGACAAAATATTCTTAAAATCATAGGAATTTTACCTGAAGCCTTGGGCAAATATGATTCCATGGTCGAAGGATTAGGAATTGATCGAAAAGACATTGGGGGAATCATTTCTGAAATGTCAACTATTCAAAATACATTAGGATTTTTAGCTAAAGATATTCAGGATAATTGGTCAGGTTCTGAAATGGTAGATTCTGCAAATAATTATAAACTTTGGTTATACGAAGTTGCTGATCCAATTATTGGACAAATGGCAGATAGATACAAACATCTAGGTCAGAGTATTACATTATTCGATAAGCATTTCAGTAATTTTAATAAGCCAGTAAAATCTAAAGAATATCATACATTCACTGATAAGTTAATTCAGTTATCTCAGCATGCAAAAGACTTTAAACTTTTTGCAGATTCCTTTGATAGAATGGCTGATTCAATGGGTAAGTTTTCGAAAAACTTTTCCGTTATGAATGCAGATGGTCTGGCAGCATTTTCAATATGGACAGATAGTTTATTACAAGCAATAGAAGTAGGAAAAGAAGGTGACGCATTTGGTAATTTCTTAGATTCTGCAGACACAGCAGTAAATTCGGCATTTAAATTTGGGAACAAAAAACTCGGTTTTTCTGATGATAATGAAGTAAGCCAAGGTGATAAAAAATCTGTAATAGATCAAACATTAGCCCAAAATGATAGCCAACAAGCTAGAGAAATTAGAAAACTTAACTCGTCTATAATTTCCCTACATAATGAAATTTCAACATTAAAGGCAGTAATGTCAGGTACACTGGATGTTAATATAGAAAGTGTAAGTTCAGTAGCAAAATTTAAAATAGATGAATAGAATTAAAACGTTTAAACAATTTCTTTTTGAGAAAAATACATCAGAATATGAACCGCCGAAACATTTGGTTTCTCCAGCATTAGATCCAGAAACACAAGAACCTGATGATAAGATGTATGATTATATGCGTGGTGAACTTGACAAGACTACAAAATACTTTGAACCTAGTATAAGCTCGATCGATGAAAAAATCAAAGGTGATTCTATTGAATGTGATAATTGTGGATGGACATGGGAGATAAAAGAAGGTGGAAGTGATTTGTTTGTTTGTCATGAATGTGGACACGATAATTTAAATAAAGTTAACATTTAGATAATACTACTTTCGAATATTTTATTTACTTTTATAAATACAATCATTCATTAAAATTATCAAATGTCAAAAACAAAAACTTACCAATCAACATGCAAGCATCATGGGGTCACTCAATTCTACGAATCTTCTAGAAGTTGTCAACAATGTATTTTAGAACGTAGACGAAAAAGATATGCAAATCCAGAAAAAAGAGCGATGGATGGCAAGTATCAAGAATCTTGGTTAGAAAAAAATCCAGGATACATGAAACAAAATGACGCTGAACGCAGAGAGGCAACTAAAAAGAAAAAACAGACTATCTATAGTAAATTAATAGATAGAATTAATCGACTTGTTGATCATTATCAAATTGAGTTTCCTACCAATGTGATAATGCTAAAAATTAAAGCTGATAAGACTCCCGAAGAAAACTTTGGTTCTATCTATCAAGCTTATTTAAGACGTGTTAAATCTAATGTTAAGAATTATGAACAATTTAGATTGACTGGTGTTTACACACATGAGTATCGCCATACAGTACCTAAACAAGAATGGGAAGGCAATTTCCGCCCAAATTACTCTCAACTACCACAAAATATCAAAGATCAATTAAAACAAGAGGCGATCGACAACGGCCAACAAATATTTGAAAAATTAGTAAAATCTGAATCATAAACAAAATTCGAATGGAAAACGAAATCAATAGATTAAAAGACATTAGATTAAGTAATCTAGAAAAGGCCCGAAATACTTTTATAGCCATAAGTATTACTTTTGCAATTTGTTTAAGTGCCGTAATTTTAGAATTATGAAATACCGAATTACAATTAGAACTTACTATGGCTCATTTGAAATTGATGACATTGAGGCAGAAGATGAAGATGATGCTTTTGACAAAGCTTGTGAAGAAGCAAAGAAAGAAATTGATTGTGCTAAACTTGATGAAGTTTATGAGTACGATTCTTAATGGCACACAACGGCTAAATGTATGGTGTCGTAGCGACCAAAACAGCACGAAACTTTGATTAATAAACAACTTTAAAAATAAAACAGATGAAAAATTTAAGAACAAAACCAAGCTATGCACTATACATATTGTTAGTTGCTTTTTTATTTACGGGAACATGATTATGAATTGAAACAATACATCATAGACTATATAGAAAAGAATAATTAGGACCATTAGATTAAAACTTTTTCCTTAATAGGGTAATATATAATAAAATAAATTTGATTCAATCTAGGGTATCTAGATTAATCTACAATATATAAATTATGAATGAAGAAACCTCAAGCTCACCCAGAGATAATTTTATGTCAATAATAGGACAAAAGAAGAAACAAGATCAACAAAAAAACGCATTCGGTTCGCTAGTTTTAAGTATAGGAGTATTCTTTTCCCAAGCTGCAATAATTTGGTATACCTTATTAATTTTACATAAATATCTCGATTATGATTATTTAAATATTGAATATTGGGAATTTGTAATTATATACTCATCGTTCAATATTATTCTCCAAAAATTTTCAAATAAATTCATTAAAAAATAAAAAATGGCTAAGTATTATAAGAAAAAGGATAGTTATTTTAATAGTCCTAAACCACCTAAAGAAGGAATGGTACCTCTAGGTCGAGGGTGGATAACCGAGGAAGAAGCAAAAAGATTAATTGGTCCTTCTGAATATGATCCACGAGAATTAGAAGTAATTTGTACTTTGACAAAAAAACGTAGTCCATATTTTTGTGCGTATATAATTGACCCACTTAATGATAAAGGTGATAGTCATTTTATCATGTGTATGTATGTTCGCCACAAAAATAGCAAAATTGCACATTCACATACTTTAGTTAAACAAGACATGTTGAATTGGATAACTGCCAACCAAAACATGGAAAAATACAATGCGCCAGTGTGGAATAAAAAATATGATTCTGATAAAAAACTTGAAACTTTTTTAAACTTATAGAATATAAATTAGATAAACAGAACTATGCAAAAAAAACTTGAAAAAGACCAAACTAATTCAACAGTTTGGCGAATCACAGATGCTGGAAAAAAGCATTTAGAAAAAATATTAGCAGTCAAACCTTTTGCTGATGTTGTTGGCATAATGCAATATCTTAATTTATCGTTTCTTTCAGAATCTCAATCTAATGATATTATAGGGACGCTTTCTCGCTATCCTTATTATGAAGTTGCTGATTTTTTCGCTAAAACTAACGAATATTTTAATGAGATTAATGAACCAGAAAATGAAGAAATACCAACTGCCAACAACAAAAACCAAGATTCAAAGGACTCAGCAAAAGCTTAAAGTTTTTCAAGAACATCTTATTAGTGTCGCATCACTTTCAAAATCTACACGTTTAAAAGTTGGTGCTTTAGCCCTGAGAAAAGATTTTCAACGAGAGTATATAGCATATAATGGTTCAGTTTCAAATGCCCCAATATATGAAAGCACAAAAAGCGAAGAAGAATCTTTAGATCCAGGAAAATCTGGATTCGTACATGCAGAAATGAATTTAGTTGCTAAATTCAGAGAAAATAATCCCCAAGATTATATTGTCTTACTGACACACTCACCATGTTCTCTTTGCACAAAAATTTTGATCAATTCTGGATTTAATCATATTTTTTGGTTAGAAAATTATCGTGATATAGATCATATAGAAATATTAATGAGAGGTCGGGTGGATAATTATGGTCTGTTTTCTCATTTTTTAGATAATCCAGAGTTAAATTATATATTCAGTATATAAAATTTTTTGTTTCCAATATTTTTATTTATATTTAACCTAATACTTATCACCCCTACTTAATATGAGAAAAAAATCTGCCAATTCAGTACAAACATTTGCCGATAATTTTATTAATGATAAATCTGAGAAAAACTTCGGTGTTTTGTATGCTAGGTTAGCACCAGGCATGCGCAAATACGTGTACAATTATATTGGTAATTATCATATTACTGAGGCTGCAGTCGCAAATGCATTTGCTAAAATATGGAATAAAATTGATCAATATGATGAAAAATATGCATTTTCTACTTGGTCATATAGAATTGCGCGAAATGAAGCGTTAATGATTGTCAATAACAGGGACAATTGTTATTCAATAGATAAAATGCAAGATATGGGAATCGTGCTTACTACAAAATGCCCAGATTTATCTGTAGATCCTGAGTATGAATTTTTTGAACCTACAAAGGAAGAACAAACTAACAATCTGTACGAAGCTGTTATTAAAGGTATCGATAATTTACCTGAAAAATACATGATTACATTACAACTTCGTCTTGTGAAAAGAATGAAACTTAATGAAATCGCAGAAGAAACTGGTTGGAATCTTAACACAGTCAAAACAAGATTAACCAAGGCATTATCTTTGATCAAAAGAAATGTAGAACTTGAGGAACCTAGACTTGTTGAAAAATTTACAAAATGAGTCAAAAGATACCAGCCAACACAGACAGAGTATTAAATAAATATTATACGATGAATTTTTTTCAAAGAACATATGCTGCTTGGCGAGAATTAATGAATTTTTTCTTTGTTAGAAGAGTCATTAAAAGAAACCAAAAAACTGATAAATGGAAATCTTTTAAGCTTAGATCAGGATGGCTAAATCAAATTTATACGGTCATTAATTTACGCAAAGAAGATATGGGTGAAGAAGAAGATATCAGGAAAATGCGCGTCATTGAAAAGATTGAACCAATGAATCGTTATATGGAAGATTTAAATCTTGCAGAAGTAATGAGTATTGAGTTTAACGATATTGATGATACTAGATCTTATTTGATAATTTATTGGCCGCTATGGAATTACTTTTCATTATGGCGACTAATTTTTTGGATAACAGGAATTCTTATATCATACAAAATTATTGTTCATTATGATTTGATCAATAAAGTAACAGAATTAGTAACTAAAATAATTGAATATGTTAATTGATAACTTGGAAAATTGGTAGATACGGTTGGCCTAGTGCATATGATTCACGAGGTAATAAATTAATAACACCCTCAGTCTCGGCTGTTGTTAGTTCTAAAGATGATCCCGAATTAGAAAATTGGATTAAAGAAGTAGGCGAAGAAAAAGCTGCTCTGATTTCTAAAATGTCAATGGATCGCGGGACTTCTATGCATAAATTCTTAGAAAACTACTATATAGCATTATCTAGGAAAGGAAATCCTATTAAATCATTATTATACACTCAAAAGAAGACAATACTAGATTTAGAAAAAGAAGATATTAAGGATGTTTCAATAAAAACAGGTCGTACTTTATTTTATCAACTTAAAGAAACTTTTGAAAATCAAGAAGAAATCTACAAAGTCTTAGGAACTGAAAAAAAGATTATTGGTTATGATCTAGGTTTCAGAGGTATGTACGATATCAATTATATTCAAAAAAGAAATAATCGCCTATTTAATATTCTTGGTGATTATAAATCTGCTGGTAATCCTATCGACAAAGGCTCAACTAAAGAAAGAAAATACAAATTACAACTTGCAGGATATTGGTATGCCTACGAGTTAGATTCACCTCATCGATTATCGGGTGCTAAAATTTGGGTGTCTATAAAAAATTATGGAACCCAGGAAATTTCCGTGACTGATCGAAATGAATATGAAGATTTATTTGCTGAATTCAAAGAACTGGCATTACATTTTCATAAAATCAATAATCAAGATATCAACATGTTTAAAACTTATAAAGTCGCAGCATAATTTTATAAAATAGAATATGGATATATAATTAATATACAAACTATCAAAACACAATTTACAATGAAAGAAGCTACACTTAAAGTAGAAAAATCAGAATTAAAAGAAACTTCAAATGAAGAACAATTAAAAGGTTATCAAACTAAAGCTGAAATTGTTTTTAAAGAATTACAAGATTTACAAGAAAAAAATTCCAAAAAGAAATATCTTGTGGATGGTAAGAAAAAGACACAAGAAGCTTTAGAAAGGTTTTTAGTAGAAGACGCAGTATGGAAGTCACATGAAGCATTGGGCGTTATTAAAGCTCATGAAGAGGTTAAAGAAGGTTTAAAGAAAAATGAATTATTTTTATCCGGTCTTTGTATTGAAGCACTTGCTTTTTATATTGACAAACATCAAGGTACAGGGTTAAAGTATGCACAAGAATTCAAAAATAATTTGTTTATGCCTATTAACGAGGTTTATGGTAAAGTCCAGGGAGATCGTCAAGGTGTAAAAGCAATGCAAGATTCTTTGGGGGAACTTGAAGGAAAAATAAGCCATTTAGAAACTGTAATTAGTCAAGGGCTATAAAATTAATATTGAAATATGGATGAGATAGATTTTCAAAAGTTTAGGGAATTACTAAGTTCTTTAAATGAATACGAACTTCTATCTCTCCATAATTCATTAAGGAATACATCACATAAAAAACTTAACATCTCTGATGTTTTTCATGTTGATTATAATTTTGAGATATATACTAAAGAAACCGAAATTTTTACAGAGATAGAGTTTCAAAAAAGAAATTTGAACTAATGCAGAAAATTACAGAATTCTTAGATAAAAATGTTAAATATGCAATTTATGCGATTGCAATTATTTGTTTATTTGGGTTTTTTAGAGGTTGCTCTGCCCGAAAGGACAGAAAGGCTACACAAAAAGAAATGATCATAGTTCAGTCCGAACTTGATAGTCTGAAACAAGTATTGAATGATGTCGTTTATCGTAAAGATGAACTTAAGAAATTAATGGAAATTGAAGGCTTAAAAACTTCAAAAAGAACTTTATACGATTGGAATGCAATTGTTAGGACTGCTGTTAGACCTGATGATCGTATGAATGAATATGATATCATGATTGAAAGTATTGAAAAAGATATTGAATAAATGTTAAAGTGGCTCAAAAATATTAAGCGCACAACTTTAATCAAAAATTCGTTTTTGATTCCAATATTGTCGGTGGTTATCATGTCAATTTCGCATGTTATTAGTTGGTATGATTTAGGAAATCCAGTATCTTGGGCAATATATTTATCTGTTGCTATAGAAATATTTGCATTAGCATCAGTTTCTGCTGCAAGTATCAATATTAAGAAAGGTTCAATTTGGGCACTTTTTATTTTGGTCACACTAATTCAGATTGTGGGTAATGTTTATTTCACATTCCAAGAAATTGATGTGACGGCAGAAGGTTTTAAATCATGGGTTGAACTTATTGCACCATGGTTTACGGATTGGGATATTACTGATCATAGAAGATTCCTTTCATATATTCAAGGTGGTACACTACCTTTTATGTCTTTAATTGCTTTACATTTTTATATCATATTTAATGAAAGTCTTAAAAATAATGGAGAAGCTGAAAAGGTAAAGACTGATATTGAAGAAGATGAAGAAGCTGAAGAGGTAAAGACTGATATTGAAGAAGATGAAGAAGCTGATATTGAGGAAGATGAAGAAGCTGAAGAGGTAAAGACTGATATTATTGACGAATCTGAAGATGAAATTACCAAACCAATAGAAACAAAGATATCTAGTGGGAATCCCCCAGAAAATGATTATATACAGCAACAATGGGCAGGCAGAAGAAAGGAAAGAAATCCTAGAAATATGCCTGGCGTAAATTAAATAAAAAAGATAAAAAAGAATGAAAAGTTTTAGAGAATTTATAAATGAATCAAAGATAATGTCAAAGTCAGACATTCAAAAGCTTATCAAAAAACTTGGATCAGATGGCCCAGTCGATGATGATTCTGCGTTTGATATCGCAGATGGAATTTTATATGACGAGCCAGGTCTAGAAGCCGGCATTAAAAAACATTTTGGTGTGACTGATGCACAAGGATGGCTTGCTAATAAAATATAAATAAACCAATGGCAAATTGCGGATGTACAACAACAAATGATAATTCACAGGCTTTAACGCCTAATTTTTCTTGCGCCCCAGATCTTTCACAACTTTTATTCAGATTTGTTGAAAGAAAATCTATGGGAATAGTCAAAGGGAGTAATGAAAATGGCGTTGTTGATATGTCAAGCTTTTTTATTCCTATTGATTCATATTCATTAAGTACGATTACTTTATGCGGTGAAGAATCAAGAAAAATTGAATTAGGATCGCAATCAAGTAAAGGTCCTAGAAGTCAAATTGTAGAATTTGATATTAATGAATTCACTACATTAGATATTAATGAAAATACTACAGCAAAATTAAGATTATTAGATGGGGCAACTTTATTATCCGAGACTCCAGATTTCCCTGCTCCAGATTTTTCAACATTCATTACTAATCTTAAAGATTCATTACCTAATGCATTTAAGTTATTAAGCACATATTCAGTAAATGACGGCGTCTCTACATTTGAAATGAAAGCTATCAAAGAAGGTGTTGAATATAATTATGAATTAATTTTTACTGGCCCTGATATAACAAAGGCAAGCGTAACATTTTTATTAGATTTATCCGTAAGAACTGCGTTTAATCCTGCCGCAACAGGATTTATTAGCGGGGATTGGGATGGTAATGTAGTTAATCCTATGATTGATTTAGGAAATGATAAGTATTCATATTCGGTAATTTTAGACAAAGGAACAACTTATAATTATTTCTTTCATGATGCTGCAGTTGCCGGTGTTGAAACAGTCGATGCGCCATGTAATACTGGTGTTGCTGGAGCAAGACAAATAACACCAACAACAGACGAGATTTTAGATATTGTATGTTTTTCTAACTGTACAATTTGTGCTGGATTTACTGGAACATTAGATCCTACAGTTGCTGTTAGACCACTCGTTAGTGAAACTATAAATGGAACAGAAACACAATCAGTATTTAGATACTTACTTGGAGCATTTAAAGTTTTAATGTTATTCGCTGAATATTGTCAAGACTGCACAACAGCTAACGAAAGATTTATCGAATATGCTGATTCTTCTGATGTCAACGCAAATGGTTTATCAGGAGCAACATGGAAAAAAATGGGAAATATGCTCCTATTGTCTGGTACTGATGATATTGAAGACGATGATACAAACTTAATTGAAAATATTTACGTACGTAATACTCACGATTGCCGAGTTGATATCCAAGCAATCATAGGACTATAAAAGAAAACTAAATGACACCTACACAAAGACTATACCACCTAAAATCAGACAAAGATTACCGACCCGGTCATGGAGTTATTGATGCAACCCATCCATGCATAAAATCTTTACATTGTATTCAATTTCCAGAAAAGCCAGTAAATTTTAAGACCATACTTGGTCAAAAAATATCTCTTCCTCCTGAGGCGTTTGTAGCTGGCGCAATTTATCCATATCAGATAGTTCAGATTAATGACGAAGGCGCTCGTTGTTTTGTTGGTTTAAGTTACTAATTGTACTCTATATTTTGTGTAATGTAGATATATAATCTACACTATATTAAAATAATATTGTACAATGAAAAAGGAAGCTATTCTTAAAAGCGTTCTCACAGAAATCAACTGGGAAGAAATTCATCGATACTACACTAAATTAAACATCATTTGGAACATAGAATCTGAATTAGGAAAAATCACACAAAAAATTCCTAGTATAAATGATTTACAAGAAGAAGTATCACAATTAATAGATCATTTATATGATACACATGACGATTATATTTCGTATGGTAATTGGATAGTTTTTCTAGAACGAGGAGAAAGTGTTCGAGTAATCTTCAGATTAGCAGATACTACAATCAGTAAAAAGGAATCTCTTTTTTCTGGAGTCCAAGAAAATTATGATATTGCTGTTCTTGAAAACAGACTACGTATTTGTGTAAGCAAAGAAGAGTTTGAAGAAGCAGCTTCTTTAAGAGATAAAATAAATTTTCTTCGAGAAATAGATAATGAGTAATTTTTTCGTTCAATTCGCAAGAAGAATTGAAAAGTATTTTTCCCAGATAGGAGAGCGTCCTAAAGCTGGTACACCAGGCACTAATCCACAAGATGATCCACTGGAATGGCAAGGTAATGAAATACTTAAAGGTGAAATTATTTTCAACCTTGCTGAGGGAGACTCGTATACTTCAGATGGTGCCGAAATTATCAAGTATAATTCTGGGGATGGTATATTATCAGGTATGAGACTTAGAGTACCTACAGGAATGGGCTTCGGAAGCGGTACTCCTTTGTGGTTAACTGTTGAATCCGGAGTCATAAGATCTAAAGGTCGTAATTATTATCATACAACAAGTGAAGGTTATGGAGCACCATCTTCAGTCGGAGATTTTACAGTCGATCCTAACAACTCATTAACAGATTCCAGAATAGATCTAATTTTTGGTGTACCTGATTATCCTAATAAAGCTTCATTAGAACTTCCACCAGGTCCAGTTGATGAGTATCATGCGCGAATAGAAATTCTCACTGGTACTAATGGTAATGGTCTATCAGGAAACGTTAATGTTTCGGATATTCCCAACACAATAATTCAAAATCTTTTAGAAGGATCTTACGAATCTGGTTTAAGTTTATTAGGTCCAAACTGGGAAAACGCGATTTTCCTTGGTATGGTTCTCGTACCACCATCATATACATTAGCTGACGATCATCAATTAAGACCAATATCAGTTGCCAAACCTGGCGTTCAATATCCAGTTTTTCATTTAAGTCCTGAAGACTTGACTCGCCATGTCAGTTCTAATATTTATCTTTATATTCCGGATGCTGTTATTCAACCTAACACCTTTTATCTAGAAAATCAAATATTAGTTGATCAATATAATGATGATACTGTCACAGGACTTTATCGTGTGGTGGAAACGCATTATAGCGATAATTTATCTAATTCAATTACAAATGGACAGATAGTATCTTTTACTTTAGGAGGAGGTACTCCTGGTCCTCAAGGTCCAATAGGAGTTACAGGTCCTCAAGGTATACCTGGTCAAACAGGACCGAGTGGTATTAATGGTGAAACTGGACCACGAGGTGAAACTGGTCCTGCAGGAAGTCAAGGATCACCAGGTCTTCAAGGTTCAACAGGAGCACAAGGAATAAAAGGTGATCAAGGTGTTGCTGGTCCTGCTGGTTCTGATGGTATAGATGGAGTTACTGGAGATATAGGTCCAACAGGAAGTACTGGAGCTGCGTCAACAGTTACTGGACCGACTGGTGAACAAGGCGCTACTGGGGACCCTGGAGGCCCTACCGGCCAAACTGGACCTACAGGGAATACGGGTGCTGTTGGACCACAAAGTACTATTCCTGGACCACAAGGTTCAACAGGACAAACAGGTCCTACAGGATATACAGGATATACCGGACCACAAAGTACATTACTTGGTCCAACAGGTCCTGCTGGTGGTCCAACAGGAGATTTTGGACCTACGGGATACACAGGATATACTGGACCGACTGGAGCAACTGGTTTAGGCGCAACAGGCCCTACAGGAGTGACAGGATACACAGGACCTTTAGGCACAGGACCTACTGGAGCAACAGGAGCACAAAGTGATGAAACAGGCCCAACAGGACCACAAGGATTGGCTAGTTTTGTACCAGGACCGACTGGGGATACTGGTGATTTAGGACCAACAGGACCAGCCGGTGGGCCAACAGGAAATCAAGGATCCACTGGACCTACTGGAGCAACTGGTATAGGATCCACTGGACCTGCCGGTCCACAAAGTACTGTTCCTGGACCACAAGGTGCGCCTGGGCCAACTGGGGAAACTGGTTTTGGAGCAACAGGTCCTACAGGATATACAGGATACACAGGATACACAGGACCCGCAGGTGGTCCCACAGGATCTATTGGACCAACAGGCGCAGGATCAACAATTACCGGACCAACAGGATACACAGGATATACAGGATATACAGGACCAGCAGGCGGCCCTACAGGAACTATTGGACCAACAGGTCCAACAGGATTTGGTGCAACAGGTCCACAAGGACCTACAGGGGGTCAAAGTATTGTACCAGGACCACAAGGCCCAACAGGAATCGGACAAACAGGACCTACAGGTACAACAGGATTTGAAGGTCCGACAGGACCAGCAGGTGGACCCACAGGGCCAACAGGACAAGCAGGAGATCAAGGTATTCAAGGATTTACAGGTCCAACAGGAGATCAAGGTATTCAAGGATTTACAGGTCCAACAGGAGATCAAGGTATTCAAGGATTTACAGGTCCAACAGGATTTACTGGTGATCAAGGTATTCAAGGATTTACAGGTCCAACAGGAGATCAAGGTATTCAAGGATTTACAGGTCCAACAGGAGATCAAGGTATTCAAGGTCCAACAGGAGACCAAGGTGATCAAGGTATTCAAGGACCTACAGGAGACCAAGGTGATCAAGGTATTCAAGGATTTACAGGTCCAACAGGAGATCAAGGTATTCAAGGATTTACAGGTCCAACAGGAGATCAAGGTATTCAAGGCCCAACAGGAGATACAGGTGCTCAAGGTATTCAAGGACCTACAGGAGACCAAGGAGACCAAGGAGACCAAGGTGATCAAGGTATTCAAGGATTTACAGGTCCAACAGGAGACCAAGGTGATCAAGGTATTCAAGGATTTACAGGTCCAACAGGAGATCAAGGTAT